CAGCAAAAGTAGGTGGAAGCAATGTAACTGCAATCGCGTCTGCAACGGCATCTTTTCGTCAATTCATGTGCTATTTAAGCACGACTATCTCCACCGCATTGACAGGCACAAGAGGGCTAATTAAAAACGGGGTTGGTCAATTAACTCTATCTGGCACTTGCAATTATACAGGGCCAACGCAAATTAACGCTGGAACGCTTGCCGTTACAGGCGCATCAACTCTCAACGGAGTAATTAGCGGATCAGGAACATTAAGAAAAACTGGAACGGCAGTTTTAACGATAGGTGGGAACAATACTTACTCTGGAGGAACATCGTTTGTTTCGGGAGGGTTATCTGGACTGATATTATTTACATCAAGCAATGCTTTCGGAACGGGACTTTTTACTCTCTCTAACGCCGCAGGGCGAATTGATACAGGGGGTAATGTAACCCTGTCTAACAACTTTCAATTAAACACTTCACTTCAGTATCGCACCATTGGAGCCAACACAATAACTGTTACGGGTAATATTGCAGGGACTGGAAATGTCAGTAAAACAGGAAATGGAATTCTCATTCTGTCTGGAACATTAACCTACACAGGTCAAACAATTATTACAACGGGATCAATACAGGCTTCAAAAACAACTGGAGCGTCAACCGCGACTGCAACATTTAACTCGACTGGCTCATTCATTGCTGTTTCGTTCAATGTTTCACCTCCGTCTGGTGTTACAACATTTCGCTTCTTTCAAGGTTCAACATCAGGCACTTGGGGCGTAGGAACTTTGACAGGCGTGCCTGCTGGAACAACGGCAACTTATAATTCAACAAACTCAACCCTCTCTGTAACAGTCCCATGATAATTACTCCAAGCGCAAATGGTTGGTCTTATGATGATTCTGTAGGCAAATGGAAATTGGCATATGAAGATAAAACAATTATGTTCTACCAACAAACAGACCAATCCATTGCCACGCCACAAACATTATTTGTAGGGACTCACGAAGAATGCGAAGAGCAGATAGTGAAAGAGGGCTTATCTTGGCCTGTTGAGGTTGAGATAACCGCTTGACAAAAACGCAATGCAACGATTAATAATAAACTATGGCACTCACATTTAACCCATTTACTGGAAAACTTGACTTCACTGGAAGTCAATCCAGCGCAGCAGTTGGGGCCACTGGGGCCACAGGCCCATCTGGAGGCCCAACGGGGGCCACGGGATCCACAGGCCCAACTGGGGCTGGAACCACGGGGGCCACGGGTGTTGCAGGAAATGACGGGGCCACTGGGGCCACTGGGGTGGGATTGCAGGGTAGTACAGGAAGCACTGGTATTGCTGGAAACGAAGGCAGCACGGGGGCCACTGGAATACAAGGGCCAACTCCTTGGACATTGCCAGCGACAGTATATAATAATGGATTTTCATATAATATTGGAGATGCAGTAACTTATCTTGGTGGGTATTACTATAGAACTGGAAACCCACTAAACCCCGGTTTTCCTCCAACACCCGGTTCAATTAATGCCTCATGGACACCAGTTGCAGATGGTGGGGCTACTGGGCCAGATGGGGCTACTGGTGTTGCAGGAAATGACGGCAGCACAGGGGCCACTGGAGTGCAAGGAGATACTGGAGCCACTGGAAGCACTGGAGTCCAAGGAGATGTCGGAGCAACTGGAAGTACTGGAGTCCAAGGAGATGTTGGGGCCACGGGAGCTACTGGGATTCAAGGAGGTGTCGGAGCGACTGGGGCCACTGGTATCCAAGGAGACGTTGGGGCTACAGGCGCAACGGGTGATTTTGGATCCACTGGCGCAACGGGAGCAACAGGATTGACTGGGGTTAGAGGAGCCACTGGAGCCACAGGTGATATCGGAGCAACTGGAACAACGGGATTACAAGGGTCAACTGGTTCCACTGGAGCAACAGGAGTCGAAGGAGCCACTGGAGCAACAGGTTCTACTGGCGTTTCTGGAACAGATGGAGCTACTGGTGCTACAGGATTGCAAGGAGACGTTGGAGCTACAGGTATTCAAGGTGATATTGGTGCTACTGGATTAGATGGAAGCACTGGAGCCACAGGATTAACTGGAGCTACTGGTTTGGAAGGTGCAACTGGTTCTACTGGCATTGCTGGCGTTGATGGTGCTACAGGCGCAACTGGCGTTGCTGGAACAGACGGAGCAACAGGAGCAACTGGGGCTACTGGATTGCAAGGTGATGTTGGAGCAACTGGAGCGACAGGCGTTGCTGGTGGGCAAGGAAGCACTGGTGCTACAGGCGTGCAAGGTTCAACGGGGGTTACTGGTGCTACTGGCATTACTGGCGTTGATGGCTCGACAGGAGCAACCGGAATAGGCACAAGCGGTTCTACTGGAGCTACAGGGTTGCAAGGTGCGACAGGTTTGACTGGTGCTGGTGGTGCATTGGGATATTACGGATCATTTTACGATTTAACAGATCAACCATTAGTTAGCATAACGGCAGAGCAAGTTGTTGCAATTGGAAATACATCAGAACAAAATGGTGTGACTATTGTAAATGGTGATGAAGTTACTTTTGCCAATGCAGGAACTTACAGTCTCACTTTTTCTGTACAAGTTACAAATCTGGCTAACTCTGTGGAAAGGGCAACATTCTGGCTAAAAACTAACAATGTCGATTACCCCGATTCCGCTACAGAACTCGATTTACAGCCTCGCAAATCAGCAGGAAATCCTAATCGTCAAGTGTTGACGATCAACTATGTTGCAACAGCAGTAGCAGGACAACAAGTTCAACTTTATTGGTCTGGGACAAGCACTGATTTAACTGTTGAATCGTTGCCAGCAGGAACATCTCCTGTGTCTCCAGCGGTTCCATCTATTATTTTAACAGCAGTGCAAGTAATGTATACACAGCTTGGGCCAACTGGAGCCACGGGGGTACAAGGAAGCACTGGGGCCACGGGAGTTACGCCAGCAAATATTGTTCTCTCGGATATAACTGGTTTATCAGGTGCAACCCAATTAACCAATCTTGTTGAAATTACTCAAACTGGCTACAATTTAATCGTTACCCCAGACCCGAACACGTTGTATGTAATTGTTGGCCCATAATTAAAATGAACGATAACGCAACCAGTCACGGAATATTAGGTACGATTGTATCGACAACAGGATTTATAGTTAGTATGTTACCAGAAATAGAAGCGTCAATTAGAGTTGCGGGTGGAATTATCTCCATTATTGCTGGTGTTCTGACTTGCATCTATATGGTAAAGCAGATTTCAAAATGAAACCCAAAAAATTTGCTCTTGTAATAATAGTAATATCATTTATTCTATTCGGAACCTCATTCTTAACTGGATGTGTATCAGTTCCAATTCCACCAGCAGGAGATAAGGTTGGTGAGTTAGGACACATTAAAATTTCACTTAAATTTCAGTACCTCCCAGCAACACAACCCGATATTGATTGGTTTAATCCACTCATACCACAACCCAAACTATATAAAGATAAATGAAAATTGTAGATTACATCTTGGCTCGTCTTTCGGAATCGTCAACTTATCGTGGTGCGATTTTTCTTCTTGGTGGACTTGGTATTGCCGTTGCTCCAGAACAAGCTAATGCGATTGCTGCGGCATCTATGGCTATTGCAGGAGCAATTAACGTGTTCCGAAAAGAAAAGAAATAATGCTTCATAAGTTAACCGATATCGCACTTCGTGAAGTCGGAGTGCGAGAAATTGGTTCTAACAATTGCGGTAAGCGCATCCGCGAATACCAATCCGCAACTGAACTTGATCCTGCTGCTTGGCCTTGGTGTGCAGCGTTCGTAGATTGGTCAATTCGTGAGTGGTTAAAAGATGATGGTGTTGTGGCATGGCTAGGACTTAAAAACCGCACTGCTGACCAATGGAGGCCAAAAACAGCACTGGCATATGGTCTAACATCATGGGCAAAACAAAGACCAAATACCGCCAGTATTTACAATGAAAAAGATAGAGCAGTTGCTGGAGACATTGTTACATTTGATTTTTCGCACGTTGGAATTGTTATTGAAGATTCTATGAGTCATATCGTGACCATCGAGGGAAATGCGCTTCCATTGATATCAAAAGTTTTGACTCCACATGGATTCAAATTGATGAAAGACATTAAAGTTGGTGAAAAGGTGATTGATCCAGATGGAGAAGAATCATTTGTAACTGGAGTTTTTCCACAAGGATCAAGAGATTTGTATAAAATAAAACTTCAAGATAAGTCAGAGGCAATTTCATGCGATCAACATTTATGGAAAATACAAATTGATGGAAGAAAAGATAAGGTATTAAACACTATTGATCTTAAAAAAAGAGTTAATTCAAAAACACTACGATCAAGAATACCTCAAATACAACCAGTAAATTTTTCATTCAACGATAATCTTGTAATCGAGCCATATTTGATGGGTCTACTTATTGGTGATGGTGGAATGTCATCAGATTATCTTGGATTCACAAATATAGATGATGAAATAATTGATCATGTAAAAAATAATCTTGTGTCTGGTCATATTTTAAAACCTCATATTGAAAATGAAAATATAGTTAGAGGTAATTACAGGATTATTTCTGAATCAAAATGCAAAAATCAAATGATTCGTATTTTAAAAGAATTAAATCTTCAAGGTAAAAAATCTTTTGAAAAGTTTATACCGGAAATATACAAAAATTCATCAATTGAAAACAGGTTGAGCTTGCTTCAGGGATTGATGGATTCAGATGGTAATGTTGATAAAATTGGGAGATGTGATTTTTCATCTTCATCAAAACAATTGAGCGAAGATGTTATGGATTTAATTCGATCTCTTGGCGGCAGGTGCGCATTGAATGTAAAAACAAATATATTTTACACATCACCAAATCAAAAAATGCCAAAACAAGCAAGAGATTGCTATAGACTTCAAAACATAAATATGCCATTTTTCAATCCGTTTAGATTGAAAAGAAAAGCAGATAGATTTAAGTTTAGAAACGCAGCTTGGGCAAGAAGGATTGTTTCTGTTGAGCCATGCGGAACTGGAGAAGTTCAGTGTATTTCTGTATCCGCAAAATCGAATCTTTTTATTACTGACAACTACATTCCAACGCACAATACAAATGGGTCTGGTACTAGAGACTCTGAAAGTGGTGATGGGGTCTGGAAAAAGACCCGTAAAAAATCACTTATAAAAGATCTTATTCGCATACATACATCAACAGCAAAATAATGGCAAATATCACACACAAGTGGAAGAAAGTCCTAGCAGTTTCGTGCAGTCATGCAAAATATTGCGACAAAGAGGCTTGGAATGCCGTAATGACGTTCAAATCGCGCTTTTCACCTGATACAATCCTGCATCTTGGAGATTTTATTGATTTATCAGCTTTAATGGGTAATGGAATAGGTTCTGGAAGTGATGGAGATGAAGTAACTCCAGACATTGACACAGGTTTAATGCATCTTCGTGAATTAATGGCTGGATGCAAAAATCCTTATGTTCTTTGTGGAAACCATGAAGATCGTGCTTGGAAATTGACTCACAGCAAAAATTCTGTCACTTCATATTGCGCTCACAAAATTGTGTCTGCAATCGAAGATACAACGAAAAAACTAAAAGCTAGATTAATTCCTTATTCTGGAATTGAACAGATCGTTGACATAGCGGACATTGGTTTTACTCATGGAACTTGCTATGGTGAATCTGCAGCTAGGGACATGGCAGAGCAATATTGCAATGGGACAAGGCGTAAAATAGTAATGGGACACACCCATCGTGTTGCTATCCAAAATGCCAGAACATATCATGGTGGCACTTGCTATAATATCGGAACATTAACCGCTAGAGGGGCGTTAGAATACGCCAAAAATAGGAGAAGCACGTTCAGTTGGTGTCAGGCTTGGTGTTGGGGTGAGTATTGTGAATCACTTAATCAATCTTCACTTCAAATCACGCAAAGAGGCAGGGGAGAAGCATGGAGAATGCCAATTTAACATGACCCCCAACGATTTTCTTAAAATTCTACTTAATGCAAGCAATAAATGCACTGATCCACCACCAAATGACTGGCACTCAAGAGATCAATTGGGCAAAATATGGAATGTCAAAAAAACAATCTGTTGGACTAGGATTTCAAAAGGAATTAAACTTGGATTAATTGAAAAAAAGACATTTTATATTCCAGACATGAATGGAACAATGAAGCCAGTTCCTCATTATTATTTTCTAGACAAAAAACCCAATAAAAAAACTTGCATTAAGTAAAAGAACAATTAGAATTCTAAAATTATGTCATGTAGCAACGATTCAAATAGTAATGTCTGTAGGCAAGACATCCCCTATCCCCAGATTTCCAGTGAAAGCGTTCCTTCGTTGATTAGCAATTTAGTTTATGCTTTATACGGCACAATCGACAAATCTGTTGTTAATGGACGTGTTGTTTGGGATATCCCATGTGATCCAAACAATACTTCTGAAGTTGATAATATTCCACGTGAAGAAGGTGAAGGTTTGCTTTGTTATTTGTTGCGTGTTTTTGACAACACAATTGCACAGGATTTTTTACGTTGGGGATTTACAGGTAATGGAACAACATCTTCATTTAGTTTATCTGGTGCTTTTTTAAATACTTCAAATGGCTATATTGTATATGTAAATGGAGTTGTTCGTGATCCTATTACTTACACAATTTCTGGTGTATCTCCAAAAATAATTACTTTTGGAAGTCCTATAGCAAATGGATCATTGTTGACTGTTGTTCAATTGCAATCTCCGATTTCTGTTGGAGCTACAGGTTTTACTGGAGCAAGTGGTGCTACTGGATTGCGTGGAGCCACTGGCATAGGATCAACTGGCGCAACAGGTTTGACTGGTTTAACTGGGCCTCAAGGAACCCCCGGTGGAGCCACTGGAGCCACTGGATTGCAAGGCCCACAAGGAAATGCAGGGCCAGTCGGTGGGCAGAGGTGGTTTTATAATAGTACAGGTGGATTGCCCGGCGGTGACACTGTTTTGTTTCTTTCTGGGGCTACAACAACAAATCCATTAGGGTACTCGGTAAATATTGATGGTGTAACGCAAGATCCAGCAAATTATTATCTTACTCCAACTGGTCTTGGTGATGGTCTTTTTCTTACATTAGAATATGTAGTTGCTGTTGGTTCTGCAATTGTCATTACATCTTTAAATGGCATTCAAGGCGCGAGTGGTAGCACTGGCAGTACTGGTGTTATCGGTCTGACTGGAGCAACTGGTGTACGTGGAGCAACGGGAATAGGATCAACTGGATCAACTGGTGTTATAGGTCTGACTGGAGCTACTGGCCCATCTGGTGGCCCAACTGGAGCCACGGGAGCAAGTGGTCTTCGTGGATTCCCCGGCAATGCAGGGCCAGTCGGTGGTCAGCGTTGGGCCTACGATGGTGGAAATACAAATTCATTTTCTATTGTTGGGGCAACAACAAATAATCCATTAGGGTATTTGGTATGCATTGACGGAGTTACTCAAGACCCCGCTAATTATTCTATTTCTGGAACATTGCTAACAATGTCAGCGTTTGTTCCAACAGGTTCACAAATTGTAATTGTTTCTTTGAACGGCATTCAAGGCGCAACTGGTGTAGCAGGTTCAGCAGGGCCATTCGGTGGTATTCGCTGGGCCTATGATGGTGGAAATACTAATTCGTTCTCTATTGTTGGAAACACAACTAACAATCCCATTGGTTATTCTGTAAATATTGATGGCGTAACGCAAGATCCAGTCAATTATTCTATAAGCGGAACTACACTTACAATGTCATCAATTGTTCCAAGTGGATCAACAATTGTTATTACATCTCTTAATGGCATTCAAGGTGCTACTGGATTTGGTGCAACTGGAGCGACTGGCGTTAATGGCCAACAAGGAAGCACTGGTTCTACTGGCGTTGGTTCCACTGGCGCGACTGGAATTGGTTCTACTGGCCCTCGCGGAGCGACTGGTGCAACTGGAATCGGCGCAACTGGGGCAAGTGGTGTTCGTGGAGCAACTGGAATTGGTGAAGTTTTAAATGTTCAGAGCTTCTCAACTAATTACATTAGCTTTGGTGCAAAAATATTTTACTACTCTCCAACAGACGTTGGTTTTGCTGAAGGAAGCAGAATTCGCATAACAGCAAATTCAGCGTATCCATACGACTTTATTGAAGGAATTGCAGTTCAAGTTTCAAATCAATTCATAATAATTTTACCAGATGCAATTGAAGGTGCTGGTGCTTATGCCGATTGGCAAATAACTGTTGCTGGTGAATTTGGTGCTACAGGTGCTACTGGTATTCAAGGTTCTACAGGCCCAAGTGGTGGCCCAACTGGAGCTACGGGCATTCAAGGTGCTACTGGCCCGTCTGGTGGCCCAACTGGTGCTACTGGAGCGACTGGAGCGGTTGCTCCTGCTGGTGGACTTCGCTGGTCAAGTGTTGGTGATGGATTCAGAACAGATTTTGATGTAACTGGAGCATTGTCTACAATGGCAACCGCATTTTTGGTTGTTATTGATGGTGTAGTTCAAGACCCAAACAATTATTCGATTGCTGGATCTATTCTTACGATATCATCTCCAGTCCCAGCTGGATCACAGATTGTTATTGTATCTCTTAATGGTGTTCGTGGATCAACTGGGCCTCAAGGAACACCGGGTGGTGCGACTGGGGCTACTGGGCCACAAGGAAACGCTGGGCCAGTTGGTGGTCAGCGATGGGCTTATGTTGGTTCCAATAATACTGCTTTTAACATTACTGGAGCAACAACAACCAATCCACTTGGTTATTCTGTAAACATTGATGGTGTTACTCAAGACCCTAACGATTATTCAATCGCATCTGGATTTCCATATGTTCTTACAATGTCTTCTCCAGTTCCATCTGGATCAAATATTGTAATTACTTCGCTTAATGGAATTACAGGTGCAACTGGTGTAGCAGGTTCTGCTGGGCCTTTTGGCGGGATTCGATGGGCTTATGCTGGCAATAATGATACTAATTTTGATATTACAGGAAATACAACGAATAATCCTATTGGATATTTGGTGTGCATTGATGGTGTAACGCAAGACCCTATTAATTATTCCATCACTGGAAACACGCTTACCACTACATCCGCTGTTCCAATTGGTTCACAAATTGTCATCATTTCTTTGAATGGTATTCAAGGTGCTACTGGGCCAAGTGGTGGAGCAACTGGGGCTACTGGAGTAGGAGCGCAAGGAAGCACAGGAGCAACTGGAGTATTGCCACCAACAAACTTTGGTAATGCATGGGCATATACAGGAGATGGAATTCAAACAGTATTTGCAATTACTGGTGGATTAAGTATTTTGTCAGCAGCATACCTTGTTCATGTAGATGGCATTTACCAAAAATCAACAAATTATACAATTGACAATATTATCCCAAGGACATTAACTTTCTCGACACCGATACCATCGGGATCGGAAATAACGATAGTATCACTATCAGTAGCTTAACAATCAAAAACAACAAACAAACAAACTAAAACAGAAAACATAATATTATGGCACTCACAAAAGCAACAACAAATGTAGTCAACCTCGACAAAGACACAACTATCAACACAGTTCGTGTTGGATTGGGTGCTGGAAACATTGGAACAAACACAAGCGTTGGAAGTATTAATATGCTCAACAACACAACTGGAGATTATAATACTTCCGTTGGTCATGCTTGTTTTGAATTAAACACAACTGGAACTTATAACACTGCCGTTGGTGTAACCGCACTTCGTAATAATACAACTGGACAAACCAATACATCAGTTGGTGTAAGCGCACTTAGTGAAAACACAACTGGAAGTTCTAATACCGCAATTGGTGTAAACGCACTTAAATCAAACACAACTGGAGGCAACAACACTGCCGCTGGTGTAAACGCACTTTTTTCAAATACAACTGGAGTTTACAACGTAGCAGTTGGACTTGATTGTTTGCGTTTAAACACAACTGGATATCACAATGTTGCTGTAGGAAATGGAACGATGTATGAAAATACTACGGGACACGACAACGTTGCAGTTGGAAGATTTGCGCTATCTCAAAATACAACTGGATTCGGCAACTCTGCTACTGGTGTAAACACGCTTTCTTCCAACACAACTGGAAACAACAACACTGCTTGTGGTAATTCTGCGCTCTACTCCAACACAACTGGAAACGACAACACTGCTACTGGATTAGCCGCTCTTCAAGAAAACACAACTGGAAGCGTCAACACAGCCAGTGGTAGATACGCACTCCTATTCAACACAACTGGAAATCAAAATACAGCAACTGGAGTAGCCGCTCTTCAAGAAAACACAACTGGAGATCAAAATACAGCAACTGGAGTATCCGCACTTCAAAATAACACAACTGGACTTGGCAACACAGCAAGTGGAATTCAAGCACTTCAAAGTAACACAACTGGAAATTGTAACACTGCCGTTGGTTCAATCGCACTTCAAAGTAACACAACTGGAGATTATAATGTAGGAATTGGATACCAAGCATTAAGGAACAACTTAATTGGAGAAGGTAATGTTGCTATTGGTGGTGTAGGCACATTGTTTTTCAATCAAGGAGATGGAAATACAGCAGTTGGTCGTGATGCTTTACAAAACAGCACAATTGGTTTTCACAATACTGCTGTTGGACTACGTTCGCTACTTGCTAATACAACTGGAGATCAAAATACAGCAATTGGAGTAGATGCGCTTAATGCTATTTCAACATTTGATAATTCTACTGGACTTGGACATAGTGCTCAAGTAAGTGGATCAAACCAAGTTCAACTTGGTAATAGTGTAACTACAACTTACGCTTTTGGAGCAGTTCAAGATCGTTCTGATATCCGTGATAAAGCTGATGTCCGTGACACTGAACTTGGTCTTGAGTTTGTTAACGCACTTCGTCCAGTTGATTTCAAGTGGGATATGCGTGAAGACTATCGTCCAGAAGCACCAAAATCTGTTGTTAAACCAACAGAACTTATTCAACCAAAAGAACCAGTTGAACCTGTTAAAATTGAAGATGATGCTTCAGATAAAGAAAAAGCTGAATATGAAATTGAATTGCAAAATTACAAATCAGATAAAGCTAAATATGAAGCAGACATGGCTAAATATCCTGAAGCTAAAGCAAAATATGATGAAGAACTTGCCGCATACGAAGCATATGTTGTTATTAAAGACAAATGGCTTGAAGATGTAAAGCTTGCTAACATCACTCACGATGGTTCCAAGAAACGCAGCCGTTTCCATCATGGCTTGATCGCTCAGGAAGTGAAAGCAGTTCTCGACGCTAAAGGCATTGATTTTGGTGGTTTCCAAGATCACTCTGTAAAAGGTGGAGATGATGTTCTTTCTATCGGTTACGAAGAACTTATTGGCCCAATGCTTAAAGCAATCCAAGAACTCTCTGCTGAAGTTGCAGCATTGAAGTCTAAATAACTTGTAATTAAATTCTTGCTATGCAGAAAGTAAAACTGCATAGCGAGATAATTATTTTATGCCATACACAAAAGAAAAATACGATCTACCTTCTGGATTTACGGATCTGGGTGAGGAAGTTAAGCCAATGTCCATGGAGGAAATGGAAAAGCCTAAAAGCGACTACCATTATCCATCACTCTATTTTGAGAATGCAGAAGGGCTTAAAAACCTTCCTAAAGAGGGAACTGCTACCATTTACTTCCGAAAGACTATGGAGAAGGATGAGACTACCATGCGTGATGGCAAGACTGAAAAACGTCATTGCGTTGAGTTGTGTATTTGTGGCATTAAAGCTAAAGGTGCATCTCAAATGATGCCAATGGAAGAAGAGATGGATGACGAGGAAGCTATTGACTCTGGACTAGAAGAGGAAGAAGCTGGAATGGAATCTGAAAGCAAACCAAAAACCAAAATCGAGATTGAAATCGGTGGAGAAGAAGACGAGGATTAATTTATATGGCAAAACCAACAACTGAGGCAGCAATGCCCGAACCCGAAATGGGAATGGATCTCCCTGAAGATATGAGCGGAATTCCTTCACCAATGGCAGAAGAAGGGTCAGTTAATATTTCAGTAAGCAAATCAAAGTTTGATGAGCTTCATAGTATTGCCATGCAACTTGCTGGAGCGATTGATGCTCTTGCCGCTGAAGTTGAAGGTCAAAAAGCCGCAACTGAATCGCTCGATGGTCAAGTTCCCGCCGCTGAAGGTGCGGCAATGGCAAGTGAAGAAGATTTTCTGAATTCTATTGCATCTGAAGGATCCATGCGCTAATTTATCGTCATGTTTGTCGATCAAATCTTTGAGGAATGTGCGGAGATTTTAGGAACTACTGACGAGAAAAGAGTTTACCGCAAAATCACGCAAGCTGTCCAGACGCTTATGGAGTCTGGGCATTGGATGCAATCCACTGCGGACGTTGATGTTTGCACTGGTTGGGATGGTTGTACTGTTGCTCTTCCCCGTGGAATAGACGTTCCCCTTGCGGTCAATGTAGATGGTTCCCCAGTCTACTTCCGCAATCGTCTATTCCAATACCATGTCAACAAAGGTGGTCAATTCAACACTGTAGATTGGGCATGGGATGATCGAGGCTATGTAGCGACCCTCATGCAAATTGTCCAGCCTTCGCAATTGGTTGCCATTGCCGAAAGTGAGAATGACGTAGGAAAGATCATTCGCGTTACTGGAACGGATTCAAACAACCGAGATCTGCGTAGTCAATTAAAAGACGGAACTGGTGTTGATGGACTGCTAATCCCAATCCATTCGCAATCTGACTTCGCATACGGAACAATCGCTCCAGACGATGCCACTATCCGCACCCGTGAGGTTGCTATAACCCCGATCAGCAAGTTTACGTCTACAACCCCTCATACGCTCGACTCTGGTCAGGGAATGGCTATTACTGCGAATCCACTTACTGGAACTATTCCAGTGCCACTTTCAAATGGTCAGGTCTATTACATTGGTGTTCTGGATGCATTGACCATTCAAATCTATAACGATTCTCTAAACGCACAGGCTGGAAACTACCCAATCTCCCTCCAAAGTATAGTAGGAGCAGGGCCATTGAACTTCCTAGATTCTAGGACTTCATTTGTCGTGACTGCTCTTCAATTCGCATCTGCTCCTACTATTGAGGTTACAACGGCAAATCCAATTACATTTCCATCCGCTTTGCTTGTGTCGATTACTGGGGTTGCATCCACCGATATAATCACTGCTGTTGGCAATGTGTTTCAGAACAACCAAGCTATACGATTTACATTTTTAAATGGAGGTTCTGGTTTAAATACAACCACACAATATTATGTTATCAATAAATCTGGAGATACATTTCAGGTTAGCACATCTATTGGAGGTTCAGTTGCTGGATTCACAACCGATATAACAAGTGGCACAATTTCAGCTACACAAGCATTGCCTATTGGGTTGCGTTCTGGAGTTACATACTTTGGAAATCTTTTAGACTCCACACATCTTCAGGTTTTTAATTCTATTTCGGACGCGCAAGCAAATGTTAACGAAGTTCACACAACAGGATCAACAAATCCAATCCTCGTCGATATCCGCAAACAAATTGTTCCAGAGACCAAGTTGACTTTCAGCGTAAATCACTTACTCACTCAAGGTGACCAAGTTCAGGTATTCACATCTGGTGGGACGCTTCCACAACCTTTAATTGCAAACCAAAATTATTTTGTGAACATCGTGGATACTAAATCTGTATCTATACATACCACACAGGCTGATGCGCTTTCATCGTCACCAACTAATTTTGTAAATCCAATCAAGCTCACGACTGCTGGATCAGGCACAGTTTCTCTTGTTAAACTTATTCAGGCAGCATCAAGGACAGGAACAGAAAGTCAGATAACCGCAAGCGGACTTGCTTTGTCCGCTCCATCTGGATCTGGAGCGCAATTTCAAGCGATTGTTGTTGGTTCTGTAACTAGCGTTCGTGTAACCGCAACGGGAAGCTATACAGTTGCTCCAAATGTTATCTTTTCAGATCCACAAGATCCACCTGCTGGAAGCAATATTCAAACCAGAACTGCAACAGGATACGCATTATTGGCAGGAACTGCTATTACTGCAATTGTTATAACTGATGGTGGATTTGGATACGCAACAGCACCTGCTATTTCATTTGATTCTGGAACAGCAGCAGCAACAGCAACAATTACCACATCTTTTGTTTCTGGATTTACCAAGATTTCAGGTGGATTTAACTACCAAGAATCACCACAAATTCAAATTACTGGTGGTGGTGGATCTGGTGCTACGGCAACAGCAACTGTAAATATTAATAATCTTTCAGTATCTTCAATAACTCGTTCTGGTACTGATGCAACAGTAACAACTACAACAGCACATGGTTTTAGTACAAATCAAACTGTTAAAATTTCTGGTGCTTTGCCAATTGGATATAATGGAGATGTACCAGTTACTGTTCCAAGAATAAATAAATCTGTATCTAGCCTTACTCGCGTTGGTACTATTGCTACAGCAATAACTTCAGCAGTGCATAATTATAATACAGGTGATCTTGTTACTATTTCTGGAGCAACTGGAACATCTGCTGGATATAATGCAAATTACAATGTAATTGTTACTGGGCCTACAACATTTACAATAAATGTTCTATCAACTCTTCCAACCCCTGCCGTTGGAACCATTGTGTCATCCATTGAGGATAATACAGCAACAACATTTACATATACTGTATCAAATGCATTAACAACACCAGCAACTGGAACTATTACAGCATTTTCTGGAGAAGTTATTGCAATTAATTTAATAACATCTGGAACTGAATACACGTCCATTCCAAATGTTGTTATTACCCCATCAACTGGTGTGTTTGTGCAGTTTTCTGCGACAGGAACACTTCCTTCACCACTTGTATCTGGAACAGCATATCGCGCAGAAACTCCATTGAACGGATCAACTGGAACATTCACAGTTAAAAACTCTGATTTTAGTGATGTAAATATTACATCATCAGCAACTGGAACATTCTATGTTGTTTTATCCCGTGCATTTGGCGTTTCATTTACAAATAAATGGCTCGGTGATTTCACAAACCTAACCACACCATCTACGATTTATTGGGGTGCTGACTATTTGCTTCCAACAACTAATCCCGCAATTGACAATGGTTCAACACCAGCATATTTGAATGTATTTTCAACATCTGTTGCTACAGCATATACATCAGAAACAGATGCAATGGCTGGATTATCTGGTAATGGAAATACAATATCAATAACTACACTTGTTAATTTATTTGATGGCACTGCAAAAGCTACAACTTCAATTAACCATGGTTATGTTTCAGGAAACAAAGTTACAATACGAGGAGCAATTGCAACAATATCTAATCCTGATCCCGGTGAAGGATATAATATAACTAGCGCAGTAATACTTTCTATTCCTGCACCAAATCAATTTATTTATGCGATAGAAGACGCGCTATCATCACCTGCAACTGGAACAATTACAGTTTATAAATTATCTGGATTAATTAACGTAGTTTCATTCGGAACTGGTCAAGCGTACTACGCGAAGAGATTCTCTGTCTCTCCATTGCCATATAACAACCTTATTCAACCCTCGAATGTGCAGTTTTTGCAGGAAAATGAGACTGTAAAATTTTCTACTAGCGGGGTCTTGCCAGTCCCGCTTGTTGCTGGAACGGACTATCAAGTAAGGGTGATTGGAGATTCTGTTAATGTGTACTCTGGTGGAGTATTGGTTCCGATCACAACCCCCGGCACAGGTCAATTGGCACTAGATATTCAGCGCACTTTAAATGTATCTCCATCCACAAGCATTGTGGCTGATGCTTCGTTATACACAACTGGTCAATCCGTTACTGTGCGAGCCAATTCTGGTGATGTCCTGCCAGATGGTCTTGTTGCAGGAACGACATATTTCATCCGTCGAGTTGATAACAATGAGTTTGAATTGTATGCCACAAAAGCACAATCTCAAAACCTATCTAGCGTTGTTGGAAGAAGAGAGTTTTTAACTAGTGGACTATCCACGGAGAGCAAATTCTTCGTCGATGCCATTGAGGATCCAACCCTAGTTAAGAGTGTTGCTAACATTCAAAAACCCCTTACAGACGGCTTTGTGAGTCTTTACGCTATGGATTATGGACGTAGCAATGATTTAACTTTGATTGGTCAATACCATCCGCAAGAAGTAAACCCGCAGTATCGCAGGATTCGTATCGGTAAACCATGTGCGTGGGTGAGGATTGCATACCGCATTAAACCTCCAGTCATCACGTCAAAATACGATTTCATTCCGATTGAGCATACACGCGCAATAATTACTGCTGTCCATGCTTGTGATCTTGAAGATAAGGATTTTGCTGAACAGGCACTTCGTTACTGGGGATTTTCGTTAGCATACCTAAAAAATCAGCAGGAACATCAAGATGGTCACGCTTTTGTTCCACCGCAGATCAATAATGAAACCTATGGCGATGGTTCTGATGTAGTTATGTTCTAATGAAAAGTGAGAACATCACAGCAGGTCGGATGTCAAAGATATCCAGCGGGTGGATTCAGGGTGTCAACTCTGTTAGAAATCCGTGGTTGTTGCCAGACAACCAGTTTAAATGGGGTGTTAACGTAACAGTCCGAGGAGGTTTAATTCAAACCAGACCGGGGCATAAAATGCAGTTGTCTCTCCCGTCTGGAAACTTCCAAGGTGGAATTCTTTTTGCATCAAACAAGCAAAAGGATGCCCCTGTAACGCAGAACATAAATGGGGTGATCACACTAACTCCTGCCAAGATCTTTGATGTTAACGGAAACGGAATCGTTGCAGACGAACTAAATTACATGATGTTTGCCGTAAATGGCAATGTCTATTACTCACCATTTCCGCTGGTTCAGCCAAGCAATTGGGAAGATTACAGACTAAAAAATATAAAGCTATCAGCGGATGTAGATCAGTTTGTTTTTACACTAGCAACTAAATCTGCAAATCTGACTACTGGAAGTCAAGAATTTTCAACTCCATCACACAGGCTTGTTATGATCCAAGATGGCATTTCATACCCAGCGTATTGGGATGGTTCTGATAAAGTTGGCACTCAGACATCAACAATCCCAGTTGGATATTGGATGGCATACTCTGGAAATCGTCTCTGGATTGCCAATAAAAACATCGTTTTAGCCTCAGATCTAGGTGATCCAACCTCATACCAAGAACGTGCAACTGGAACTTCCCGTGGTGATTTTAGTTTTTCTCGACCAGTAACTGGAATGGTGTCCTATGTTGGACAGGATACGTCTACGAGACTGATCGTGTTTACTGACAGGTCTACATTTCAACTCAAATCCAATGTCTTCGACAGAACGCTATGGGTTACAACTGAAAACTTCCAATCTACACTTTACCCATCCGTTGGATGTATTGCTGGAAAATCAATTGCTTTTCAGGCAGGTCAGATGTGGTGGTATTCGCAAAACGGGCTGATAACAACCGATCCTGCTGCTACGGCATACCTATCATCTCAGGTGCTTTGTAAGGACTTAGAAATGGCAAGAACAAAGAGATTAATCACCTCTGATGCAACTAAAATTTGCGCTATTGGATTTGAGAATTATTTGCTTTATTCCGTGCCTTTCATGCAGACATTGAATTCCGACACAATGGTATTGGATTATGCTGCTGCATCTGAATGGGGTGAGAATAGAAATCCAGCTTGGTGCGGAGTGTGGACAGGCACACGTCCTGTTGAATGGACATCTGGAATTATTAATGGGCAATCTAGGTGTTTTCACTTTTCTGTTGATTACTCAGCTACTAACGATGGCTCATACAATCACCTGTGGGAATCATTCCAGCCAGAAAGGGTTGACTCTTACTTGCAAATAAACCCAGATAAGACAACCACAATTCTATACAACCGCATTTACTCACAATTTGAAACACCTCTGTTGGGTGATCAAATGGATTTAAAGCAATTTAAATACGCAGAGATAGAATGCACTCAGATTGGAGGCACTGTTGACGTGGAGGTGTCTTACAGAGGCAGCAAAGGCAACTATAACTCTATCCTTAAAAAGAGATTGTTAGCAGTCACTGATAATTACCAATGGGACAATACTCCCTATGAGAAACAAATCCGAGATCTTGGATTGCTCAATACTCAATATCGAAGGTTGATCACCGAATCCGCTCAACGCAACTCACTCCTTTCCACTTGCGAGTCTAGATTAACAGATGATGTGGATAAGGCATTTTCATTGCTGATTGAATGGTGCGGTGAGTTTGGTGTGGAGGTTATCCGTTTGTTCATGGATCCTTGGATGGAAAAATCCACTGGCGCACCTCAAGGTGACGAAACCCAATCGTGCGTTGTTTCCCAAAATGGTGAATCGTTGACGATAGATTTGCTTCCTAACCCATACGAGCAACAATCTCCTAATGATAAATCGTGGAGTGCCAAGGTGTTCAAAACAGCAACGCTAAATTGCAACATTAATCCATCTAAATCAATTTCAGCGACTGCATCAGCATCGTTTTTGTCGTATATTTCGTTTGAACACGCTCAAGAAGAGGCAGGAGTACTTGCTTTACAGGCAGCAACATCTGCTGCACAGCAGTTTAAAGCACAAAATCCTTGTTAATATGCCGTCGATAACATCATCAAAATTAGATGCTACTAACTTTCCAAATAAGTTCATATCTCCGTTTGGTGATGACCCTGTTGTACCTATTTACTCTTCAATTCCGTTTAGCACTGGTCAAAATAATTGCTTGCCATGTGCGATTTGCGGGTCTAATTTTGATCGTCAAATCATACTTAAAGCGGAAGCTGAGAGATTCAATACAATACAAACCTCCAACAAAGAAGATATTTTAGTTGGATTTAATTAATATATATATGAAACCAAAAATGCAATACAAACTCGTTCCCAAAGGCACAAACGAATTCTTAGAATTGGTTGATTTTGCCGAGGAATTTGATCATAAAATAATCGAGCATCCTAACATTAATGTTTATGCTCATTATTCTAATGGAAATCTATTTGGATATTCTGACCATGTATATTTGCCAACTGTTTATCCAGCATTTCACCCAAAGCACACACGTCCACAAGACGTTATTCAGGTAATGAGAGATTGGGTTACATATTGTCAAATTACAAACTCACCTAGTTATATTGGTGTCCCTTTAAAGGATGAACGAATTAACTTTACAAACGAAATAATGGAAAAATTAGGGTTGACTCCTACCAAAAGAGAGATTTACTCTATCACTACTTAATAATATGGGCGGATCTACATACACACCAGACATCCAGAAACCTACACCTGAAGCTAATATGCTCTTAGCTTCTGAAGCAAATGCAGGAATGTATGGTGGATTAAAGTCACAAGCTAAATTCTTGGAAATGGCTACGCAAGTTAAGCCAATGGAACAAACTTTTGATGGATCTCAGCTTTCTAAACAAGCATTTGAAATGGGTATTGAAAATGCTAATAGAGCAAGGAAGTTTGAAGAATCTGTTGATCCTGCAAGCGCAAGGATGAGATCTAGTGCTGGTGAGACAATTGAAAAACTCACATCTCCAGAAAGCTGGCAACAAAAAATGACCGATTGGGCTAAAACTAAAGGTTTGGCTCAAATGATGCAGTCTGGAATCGATCCATCTTCTAGCATGGGTCGAGCAGCAATGTACGATCAATCAACTGAAAAAGGGAGACAGATTGCGCTTGAGGATTTTGCGTTGAGACAAAAATATCTTGATGCTAATCAAATGCAGGGTGGAATTGACCCATCTGCACTGATTTCGGGTCAAGAAGCAGCAAAGGCACAAAATCGACAAGGACTTCAAGACTGGCAACGTGGCGTGCTATCTGGCGCGCAGGGTCTAGGTCAGACTGCACAGGATGCAATTAATCGTTCTATTGGTAACATTCAAAATGCACATACAGCAAATATCGCTGACACGCAGAATTACAATAACATGATTAACCAAGCTAGAGCGCAAAACGCTCAAAGTAAAAACGAAATGACAAAAGCATGGATTGGAGCAGGAGCGCAACTTGGCGGTGCTGCTCTTGGAGCAGGAGTTATGGTTTAATGAAAAATATAATAAATAAAACAATAGATAAAGCTATTCGCTGGAACAAGCAATGGCCCAATGCGGTCATCTTTTGGTCTGGTGGAAAGGATTCAACTACCCTTCTGCACTTTCTGAAATTCAAGTGTGGGATTGATTTGCCAGTAGTACAATTTCGGCAACCTAAATTCCGTGAAAGATATGCATATTCTGACAAATTGATCAAGGATTGGCAATTGACAATGTACGAATATCCAGCCTTCAAGCACACTCTTGCAGATGGGCCTGATGTCCATACTGGAGATGTTCGCTTTGATTTGCTTCACTATTTCCAGTGGGGGCAAAATTCCATTGTTTTGTCTTTGGGAACTGAGCGTCCTAAAGCAAACGAACCCTTTATGTGTGGTGTGGATGACTTTTTGATGCGTCCAACTGGAACATTTAATTTTCCGTGGTCAGGAGTATATATTGGAACTAAATTTACGGATACGGATTTGATCAAAGGTCACATTCCGCTATCGCAAGATATCAGGCACGTCGATGGAAATCCTACCTCACTTTACCTTCTTAAAGATTGGACTGACGAGGATATTTACGAGTACCTAGAGACAAACAACGTAAAACCAGATCCAACTCGATATGTAAAAGGCAAACATGGATGGATGAACAATCCCGATAAGTCACTTAATGCTGACTTCTATCCTGTCTGTTTGAACTGCGTTGATCGTCACCAAGGCCCACACGTCGATTGTCCAAAGTTAAAAGCAAGGATAACTAACATTTCACATCTTGCACCTTACGAGGACATCGTGATACCAGATTTGGGATTTAAACCAGTAAATTGGAACAACAAAATAGAATAAAATTATGGGTGGATCAAACGGACAAAAAATGCCTGAACTGTGGACAGGTGCAGCAAATGCAGGGGAATCAATAAACTTCCCTATTCCAAATAGCCAGTTCGGTGGAATTGTTGGCAGTGCATCTAACGCAATCGGACGGACTGGTGATACAATGCAAAATTTCTTTGCTGGAGAACTTGGAACAGGAGCGCAACCTCGACCTGACTATAAGCCAGATATGACTTCTGCTGAACAGAAACAACAACAACAGCAACAGCAACAGCAGCAATTAAAAGATTTACTAAGCAATGCAGGAAAAACATCTCAAACCACTTCGTCTCCTTATGATCGTGCAGCAAAATCACAATCTGATTCTGCGTCAGCATGGACTGCAATGCAGCGTTCTTCTGGAGATGGAACTGGTAGTTTAGGGGGCTTTTCTCCCATGGGAGGTTATAGTATTCCTCCATCTGGTGCTGAAAAAGTAGCCCAAGGATGGGAAGATGCAGCAAAAACTATTTTAACACCAACAATGGGTATTATTAGTAAACTTGCAAACAAAACAGGTTAATGGACGATGAATACGATTGCGAAAAATGCGGTGCTTGCTGTTGTTTTAAATGGTCTTGGCCTGTGCTGCGAAGAGATAGATCTGACGCAAGTGGTATCCCGCAAGAAATGCAAAGGGAAGACTATCCGTTGATGAAAACAACTGATTCCAGATGTATTGCATTGGATGGAAAAGTCGGAGAAAAGGTATGTTGTAAAATATACGCAGACAGACCAAAATCTTGCAGACAATTCAAAGCAGGATCTGATTTGTGCAAAGAAGCTAGAAGGAAATTCAACAATTAAAATTAAGGAATAATATTATGGGTGGAAAATCAATAATTCCGGGTCAAAACATAATTGATCCGCTTGGAGCAATGTTTGTTAGGTCTGTTACTGGGTCAATTAAAGGAGATCCTAAAAAAAACAAACCTAAGATCAAGATGCCCAGTGAGGCTGATCGAGCTAAGACTGAATTGTATAAAATGATGCAAGATAGACAGATGAGAATTTCCAGAGAATTGGAAAACCCATCAGCTTTTTTAAATCAAAATAATGTTCAACAACCAGTTGCTCTACCTGAACAACCAGTGGCTCAACCTGTTCCTCAACCAGTAAGTCAAGTTGATCAAAAAGCAACTAATGCAATTCTTAACCCAACACCCACAGTAACTCCAGCTACAGTGTCATCTGTTGCTGCTCCATCAGTGTTTTCTCCAGTTGCACCTCTTGCAAATCAGGCTACTGGAATGGGTCAACAAAAAACCAATCAGTTTTCCATGCCATCCGCAAGTGGATTAAAGTTTGGTGGAACATAAGAATTGACAATTTGAAGTATTGATCGTATTTCATTAACAAACAATTTAACAATTAAAATTAAGGAGTAATATTATGGGAGGAGGAAGACAAGCACCAGCACCAGCACCACTACAGCAAGGCAATAACAGTGATCTTTTAATGATGCAAATGCAAATGCAACAAGATCAGGCTGAAATTGGACGGAGACAAGCTGAAGCGGCTCAACAAGCAGCGTTGCTAGATGCACAAAAGCAACAGAATGCTACAATGGCCCGTGAAGGAATGCAAAAAGCCCAGCAAAGTTTAAGTGGAATTAATGCTGTTAAATCGGCTGAAGAAGCCGCATCCAAACAACGTAATTTGACTGCACAACAGAATGCTGGCACTTCAGTCATTGGATCTGCTTACGATGTGAATGCCGCTCGTCAGGGTGCGATGTCTAACCTCGGTGCTGCTTCAGGTGTCCTCCCATCCGCCTCTGGCAACATTACTAGTCCAGCTATGGTCAACCCTGCACTGACAACCGCTGGTGCTACAAACCAAGGTGTTGGTGGCACTAATCAGCGTGTCAATCAATTTGCAACTCCTTCCGCATCTGGACTAACATTTGGCGGGGCTTAACTTATGGCACTCCCCACTGGTGGCTACACTTTCACTCCACAGACAGCAAATCTTGGAGCGAGTCCTCTTTCTGCACTGAAACCCTTGGACGTTGGAGTAAGCGTGAGCTTTACTCCAATGCCTAAATACGAGGTTCCTTCTGCAAGACCTGAGTTAGTCAGCGTGGGCATGGCGCAAGGTCTACAGGGGTTTTCTGAGCCAATTATCAGTGCTTATAAAGCAATGGATGATGAGAAAAAAACAGCAGAATTACTCAAGGGAAAATATGCTCAGGAAGAAAAGATTGCTGGAATTCGTGCGGCAAAGACTGCAAGAGAGTTACAGATGGAAGAGTTAAGATATCAAGATCTTGAAAAAAGAGTAAATGAAAGAGGTGGTAATAAAGGTGAGGAAACTATTAACTATGGTAGTTTTGAAGATGAAACTCCTATAGGTGATTCATTGCCAGCCAATCCAGAAGCAGACGTTTCAAGTACACCTAGTTTGTTTGACAATTTAGAAAACTCTGATTTTCTAGGTCAAATTAACCCAACTCCCGAACGAGTTGCAGCATTATTCAATATTCCTTTGGCTGAATTGACAGCAAGTGCTGGAACTGCTGGAGCGCAACAGCAACAAGCATTGGAATCAATGAGTGCTGGAACTCTGATTCCATCAGGACAAGCAATGTCCACTGATACTCCACCTCAACCTCAACCTCAAGCACCAGCACCAGAGGAACCTAGATTTGGGTTAATGTCAAAATTCCGTGGTCTTTATACTCCTGAAGAAGCTAAAAAGATGAGGGCTGAGTTCTCTGGAAAAATGACTGAATTTTCTGGAGAGGAAAAAATGGAACCAGTTCCATCTGGAGTAGGATACCAATTTGATAAGCCAATGCGAGATGTGGCCCCTGTTCGTGTTGAGAAAGCTATTCCAGTAGGACAGGCATCTCAAGCTACAGCAAAACCAACAAGAAAAGATTTAAGTAGATATATTCAAAATTGGGCAGATCCAAGCGTAGCGGCATCTGCCGTTGATAAGATTGCTGAAATAATGGGCAGTGAGTATGCTTATCCAGAAATTATAGATATTAAAGATGAAAATGGAAATATTATTGGATATAGACCAGAGATTCCAAAACGATTGAGTGGAAAAGAATTGGCTGAGTTGAAAAAATCCACAACACCTGAAGGAAAAACTCTTCTTGAATCTCAAATTAATAAAATAATTGCACTTAATGGTGCAACAGAAGATTTGAATTCTATTGAAAAAAGATTGAATAATATACCTTCAGAGTGGAGAGGCCCAGTTGCTGGATTCTTTGCTAAACAAAATCCATATAATGCAGAGATACAAGCTTTGACATCTCAAATTATTCAAATGATCCCCGGTCTAGCTAGGGGTGTATTTGGTGAGGTTGGTGTATTGACTGAAAAGGATGTTGAAAGATATACTAAAACAATTCCAAGTATTGAAAAAGACCCTAAAGTTGCTGAACAAATTCTTAATGAATTAAGACAAAAATTGGGAAGAAGCACAAAAAGCACTGTTGGTGCATATGAAAAAGCTGGATTTGATGTTAAAGGATTTAAAGAAGGATATTTTGATCAGGAAAAACCTTCAGATAAAGAAAGTGATAGTAATAAAGCAAAGGCTTTAGCTAGTCAATTAGCAGGTCTTCCAAAGGGTAGTCCAGAAGAAGCTAATGTAAGACAAGCTTTAATGCAATTACGGAAAAAAATAGTAGAATCTAACAACGCAGGGAAATAAATACTAATGAGTGATTACAATGAATTGTTAAAAACAATTGATGATGCTCTAGCGCAAACAGACGAGGCGCAAGAAGCAAAGAATCCAACTCAAGCGATACTAGATGAAATTGATGCTGCTTTAGGAGAAAAGCCAGAGGCCGCACCAGTTCCATCCGTTACCCCTGCACCAGTTCCATCTGTTACTCCAATCCCTGTTGAATCCGCTGTTCCCGCTCCAGTTCCGTCTGTAACACCTCAACCAGAAGTTGCGGTTACTCCAGCACCAGTTGCAGCTCCTCAACCTTCCCTTACACCATCTCCTGTAAGTCAACCAGTGGCAGAGTTGCCAAAATCAACCCCCTCACGACTTCCAGAACCAACGCCACCTAAAGAATCTGAAGTTGATTACTCGCTTCCTAGCAATCAATTTTTGGCAATGGTAAAAGATGTTCCAGATGAAAAATGGGGCAAGGATGAAGTTGATTTCTTAAATACTTTAAGTGGAAAAGATTTAAGTGAAATTAAAAAACAGCGTCCAGATGTTATTTTTGATGACATTCTAAATCAAAAAATATTTGATTATCAAAGAGAAACAACTCCATATAAGATTCCAGAAACTAAAGAAGATTTTTATAATCTAACAAAAGCATCAGCTACTTTTCTTGGTAAAGATCTTGGGGTAATGGCAAGTGAACTTGTTGGTGACGTTTTAGTTGGTGGAGCAAAAGCAGTAAAACAAGGTGTTCCATTTTTGCTTGGTCAAACATCTGATTACGCAAAAGGGTTAGAAGCTGAACAATTGCTATCTCCAGAAAAACAGCAAGAAGCTCAAGCGTGGAGAAAACGCGCATGGGAAATTTCTAACACCCCACTAAAGGGAGGTGAGCAACCTAACCCAGATTCATACACAGACGCTAAATACCTTGAGAAGATAAAAGAGGGTCTTACTAAAGAGCAAATACAGGCACTCGATCAAAAGTATGAGCAGAAGAGAATGGAAGCTAAACAAGTTCCATTTGAAACACTAGCACCACTTGCTGACTTACCACCCAGCCTTGCATTCTTAGGAACAAAATTAGCTACTGGTGGATTTCAAACTTGGGACTCAATAAGTGAGCAAGTTGGATTGCTTACTAAAGAGCAAGCATATGAAAGGTGGAAAACAAGGGAACTTCTCGATTCAGTAAAAGCCAAAATGACATATGAAGAACCCCGTGCATGGGCTAGGGCAATGGACGTTTATAAGCCTATCTATGCTCCAACATTTTCTTATTTTGCTAGTTTATCAACTCCTTCCGTGGAGGAAATGATGATAATGGATCCTAAGTTGACTAAGGAGGAAGCTGAGTCAAAACGAAAGGCTACTATTGAGGCCAATGTTCTTGATTCAATCGAAGAGACTAAGAAATCAATCCCTGAAACGGATCCAGAATTGCAAGCATTCGGTGACGTAGCTATCCCCGGTGGGTTTGGCCTTGATACATTTGGTTATGCCTTAAATGTTGTTAATGCAGCAAAAAAACTAACTCCAATAGCTAGACTTAAACTCAAAAAATTACGTTATACAGACGATGAGATCAATGCTCTTGAATCTAAAGCTCAAAGGGTTTTAAAAGAAAAACAACTCAAGGAACTAGAATCTAAAAAAACAGCAGGTCTAGTTGAACGTGCGGCTGGAGCAACAGCAAAAGGAATTGAAGCAACTGGTGAATATCTTGAAAGAAGTCCAAAATTCCAAGCAATCGCAAGATATACTCCGTATGTAGCTGGAGCAGCATTAGGTTATGAAATTAATCCAGAGAACCCATTGCAATCACTTGTTGTTGGTGGTGTTACTACAAAGCTAGGATTAAAAGCAGCTAAATTTGGTGCTAAAACATTGTTAGAAGCTCCAAAAGTTATAAAAGAAATTAGTGCTGCAAGACGCATTTCTGCTGGTGGTGAGATGGGGCCATTAGCAACTCTTGAAAGCATAGCAAAACAGCAGGATGAAGTTAAGAATCTTACTGCAAAACTAAAAACGCTTTCAGAAGGTACGGAAGAATACATCGACACCAAAAAGTTGCTCGATGATGCAAAAGATAAGGCTAAGGGAATCAAAGAAGCTGGAGGAGAGGTTGTCGATTACGAAGGTATTGGCAAGGTAAGCGATACAACTAAAAAAATCTTGAGGTTTGCCAGTGATGATATGATTTCCAACATCGGTGAGTATGCCAAAATGGGCATTGAACCAACGATTCTTGGACTTTCAATGGGAATGATCGACTCCTCAGACGAGGAAGAGTTAAAGGGCATGATTGGATCAGGTCTTGTGTTTAGTCTTGGTGGACGTGCAATGCAGCAAGGGTTCCATAAATTTCTTGGAGAAGATCCAGTCATTGCTGCTAGAAAGTCTAGACAGACCAGTATGGATGCATTGAAAGCGTATCGTGATTCTAGTCCAGAAACACAGGGTGAAATCGATAGATTAACTGACTGGACTAATGTCTTGCAACGTCAAGAGAACAAGATTGGTCAAGCGCAGAGTGATTTACAGGGTCTTCAAGCGGAAGGTGCAAGTCCAGATAAAATCAAGAAAGCGGAAAAGGTTTTGTCCGCTGAACAAAAGTCATTGTCTTTGTTGAAAACAGCAAATGTCCAGACAAGGAATGAATTTGGGAAGAACTTCCTACAGCAATTGGCTAGAAACAATATGCTGATTAATGGAAGTCTGAAGGCTGGACAGAACAATGTTGGATTCCACATCCTGTCTACACAGCAAATCTTTGATCATTTTAGGAAGAAGCCTGAGTACAGGGATGTTTCTGACGAGGATTTGATGATGAGTGCAACTCAGCAAGGTTTCTACTCTGGAACGGGGGGTAATGAGTATCGACCCGGAATGCAGGTTTCTGATGCAGCAAAGGGTCTAGTTTTCGATACCTCTAAACCATCCATTGTAGTAAATTCTGATGCTCTACAGAATCGCATGATGATCTTTGGAGAGACTCCAACAGAAGCACTCAATCACGAAACAGGTCACCACTTCGCTCGTATTCCAGAGATTCAGAATGCAATGGGTGACGCTCGAAAGGTTCTTTTTACAAACGAAATCAAAGATGCTTCGGGTGCTGTAAAAGAGATATCAAATGGCTTGTATTCTGAAAAGCAACTCAATGAGATGTTCGTTAAGGACTATCTTAAAAACAGACCAAAGGATCAGGTTGCAGAGATTGCTCAAAGCCTTGGGGTTTGGGACTACAACACAAACTCATTAAATGCCAAGGACGTTGGATCGTATATGCAAGAAGAGATTCTTGCTGAGTTATTTTCTAATACACTATCGAGAAACCTTGGAAAGAACCTAGATTCTAAGCAACTTCATTTGCTCGATGTCGCTCGATTGAAGATGAAAAACAATCTGTTGAAGAATGCCGTGACCAAGGTTCTTGGTCTTGGTGCATCCTCAGATGTTGTTTCAGAGTTGACCAATGCAAAGTTACCACCAGAGGCACAATCTGCTGCTAGGAATGCAGTGCGATTAATCCAAAGCATGAATGGTGACTTTTCTACGATGGCATCGATGCCGCAAGCAGCACCAATCTCAAGGGCAGAAATCAAGAAAAGCAAGATAGCAGCAGAACGCTACGGAATGGATTCTGGTCTGTTTGCAACAAAGGTTGTTGCACAGGTATTCGATGCTGATGGCAATCCAGTAGGTGCGGCAGTTGACGTTAATGATCCATCTGTCTATGAAGGATCGTGGAGGATTAGCAAAGATGGTGAGGAAAGGTTGAGTGGATATGGTCAAATTCCAGTTCAATTGCGTCAGTTGCAAGTTCCAGAGGGTGGAACATTGTCAATTGCCAAGCAAGTTGCCACGGAGGTTGATGGTGTAACCCCAAGGTTACTAAATCCTAAAGACCTTAAAAAACTCCAACAAGATAGGGCATCGTTGTTCAAACAGGCAATTGATACTCCCGATTACGGAACACCGGGTCGATTTGAAGCGGTTTCTGAAGGTTCTCAAACATATCGAGGATCATTCACTCCAATGCAGATTAAGGCTATTCAAGACTTGCCTGAAGGCATTGTTCCTCTAAAGATCAAAAAATACCTATTGGATCTCAACGAAGCTATTGTTAAGAAGGATGGAACACGATTCTATGTCGATTATGCCGCAGTAATGGACGATAAAGGCAACTACAAGGCATTCTCTCCTAAAATCTATGATGTAGTGCCAATCGGGCTTCACTTGTCAAAGGATGGCAACTTCTTGGTGACAACAATTTCCGCTGGTAGAATGATGGAGAAATTAAACCTGTGGAGTGATCGTATGCCAAACAGGTTGAATCCTTGGGGTGGCAGCAAGGAAGCGTTTTGGGCTGATTTTTCTAAAAAGTATTTAGACAACTGGACAAAGGGAATTGAAGGAAGTGGTTATGACAAGCAAGGGCAACCTATAGGAACAAATCAATTAGATGCAGATGTTCAAGCAGCAGAAGTTAAGAAGTCTATTCTTAATGACTTTTTGAATTTGTTTACCAATGAAACCCAAGCATTAAATTTGGATAGGACAACTATTCCGAAAAGAAAAGGTGATCCTAAAAACAAGAGTCTTGATCGAACAATTATGTCCATGCGGATTGATCACATGGCAGAATTGTTAGATGCAGACCATCTTCCTAAACTTCCAATTGATTACGAGAAAGCAAAACTCAACTTCATGCCAGCGGAAACGGAAAGGGCAAAATTCTTATCTGCCGAGTTGGAAAAGATGTACGAAGAGGGTGGAACTGACAAGCGCATTGCCAACTATGAAAGCGAACTGGAAGGCATCTACCAAAAACTAGAATCTGATCAAGAGTCTGCTTCCACCGAGGGGGAGGAAAACATAACGGAAAGCGAAATGAACCCGCAGGACGTGGTTTTTGACGCAATTAACAACTACAAAACAGGGAAGGTTGACAACCAAGAGCAAACTCTGGCAGAGCATATTCGCAACGTGTTCGATAGCGAGGGTAAATTCAACATTTCACCATCCGTGACGGATGCTGAAATTGAAAGTGCGGCAAACGATATTTACAACCAAAAAGCAACACAACGTCAAAAAATATCTGGCTTGCAGTTCATGCCAGCAGAGCAACCTACCAAATACGAGCCGATCTCTGCGCGTATTCGCCCACTAGAGGGCATATCCGCACCAGCCAAGGTGGTTGGAGCGAAGGGACTCTCGCTGGGTGAAATTGAGCCACCTGTGAGGGGCAACGCTATGCTGCCTGATATGGAGTTGAAACCTGATAGCTCAGAAAAAGGCATACAATCTTCTGACATAACCACCAGCGCAAAACCTGCTCCAGACGCAGTTATAAAGCCATTCTCAAATGCATTGGTATCCTCCGTAGGGTTGATCAACTTCCTTCCAGCATTCCACGGAACTCCATTTGACGTAGACAAGTTCAAATTAGCAAACATTGGCACTGGTGAAGGAGCGCAGGCTTATGGATGGGGTTTGTATTTTGCTCAAGCTAGAAAAGTTGCTCAAGATTACAAGGATAAGCTAACCGATTGGAATTCCCCCGGAACATACGAATGGAAAGGTATGTCACTACGAAGCGACGATTACAAAAACCCAATCCGTCATGCGATTTCATTAGTTTATCATCAAGGAATAAATCAAGCAAAACAGATTGGTAAAACTTTACAAAAAGACTCTGAAAAAGGTGAACCATACACTGTAGAACAAGGTGGATTGGAATACTCCAAAAAGTTTAATGATGCGTTGAGCCAAGTTAAATCAAAGAAAGAAATTAAATTTGAACAAGGCAATCTCTACAAAGTTGATCTCGACGTAAAAGACGAAGACTTGCTTGATTGGGATAAGCCTTTGAGTGAACAGAGTGACAAAATCCGTGAAAATGTTTTAAACGAATCTAAACTGCTTGGCGATTTAAACCGAGAATGGAATGGAAACGATTTGTATAAAAATTTGGTTGATGAATATGGTGGAGAAAAACAAGCGTCAGAATATTTAAATTCCATAGGCATCCCCGGTATCCGCTATTTAGACGGAACATCTCGCAATAAAGGTGAAGGCACATACAACTATGTCGTATTCGATGAGAATCTTATAAAGATTCTCGATAAGAACGATAAGCCAGTGCAAGACGAGTTGCCTAGAGCAACTGGCTTGCAGTTCATGCCAGCACGTCCAATCGGAAAAACTGAACCGCTTCCAGACTTTGAAACAACAATAATAAAAGGAATCACTCCAGCAAAAGGATTTAAATGGGATAAGGCAACAAATGTTGAGATTGATATTGGTGGTGGAAGAAAAATGTCATTCTCTTACGATCCTGAATACCTTGAAGTTCCAAAGTTCAAAGACTTAATAAAAGAACTAAAAGGACAACCAGTCATTCTTCTTGAAGCGGATCGTCAAAGGGCTACTGGTGGAGATATGGGTGGCCCATTGCATCCATTCCTTAAATCAAACCAAGTCACAATTACTGGGCCAGATGGCAAGAAATACAAGGCAGTCTGGGCTAACATGACTTCTACCTTTGTATCTGGTGCTAAAAATAGGTTAGCATCTCATGGAGCGAAATACGCTTTGGTTCACTTGATGGATCCAATTGCTCATAAATCAAACAAGCGAACCGCAAGGACTCTTGATGGGATGATGCGAAAATCAAAATTGAGCCAAAGGGAAAAGGAAATCATTTCATTATCCATGCAAGCAGGAATTATTGCAGGAGAGAAATCAGCAATGAGTTCTGCTATAACCGCTTTAAAACGTCAAATGTCTTCTGCTAAAAAAGATCCAGAAAAGATTAGAATAATAAATGAAAAAATAAATAAAATTACAAAAGAAAGAGAAAATATTACTCCAAAAGGATTTTATGGTGAAATATTTAAAGCAGTTTCTAGTATTAAAAAGGCAATTAGTAATGTTAAAACTGGAAACTGGGCAGAAAACAGCATTGAAAAAGCAAATAAAAAATTAGAAAAATATGTTAATATAAAAGAATATAATGAATTATTAAAAAATAACAAATCATTGTATATTTCTGATAATATTGGTAATACATTCTCTGACAGGGGTTCAGCAATTGGAAGTATATTGTCATTTAAGTTTGGCAAATTTGATCCAAGTCTTGTTATGCGCGAATCGTCAGATTTTAGGGAGGGTGAAAACCTTGATATTGTAACTGCAGTTGAACTTTCTCAAAATCCAGATATTTTTGCTTTGTATTTTGGAAAGGATCCAAAAGAAGAAGCGGCAATGTCTAAAGCGGAGCGTAAAGCAAGAGACGAAATGAGGGCTAATCCTGATTTTGTTGAGCATGAGGCATACGATTGGGTAATGCTTGGGCCAGAAAAAGGGAACAATTTCTTGGTTAAAAACCCAGTAAAACCAGAGCAAATATTCAAGAAATATAGAGAAACTCATGCTGGTGAAACAGTGGTCGATGGTTCCGCTGAAACTGTTGCTGGAGCAATGCGAAAAAATGCTGGATTTATTTTGCGTGTTGACGAAGATACTCAAAAGGTATTAGCTTCAAAAAAGAAAAATAAATAAATAATGAGCGAGAATTACTCTATACTTGTAAAAGATGCTGACAAAAACACGTCTGATATAAATGACTACAAAAAAATTGGATTTAAAGAATACCAACTTCCAGACAATATGGTTCTGATGGTTGCTGAAGATGCTCCAGAAGACATAAAAAATGCTGCGCTTGATGCTGGGAACGGAGACTACGATGCGCTCCAAACAGCACTTGGAACCGAAGAAGAATAACCTATGCCACTACGAAAATGTGCATCCCAGAATTGCTTTGAACGCAATCTCAAAACTGAAATGAAAACAAAACCGCAGAAGCAAGCACTCGCTATTGCCTATGCCGTACAAAAGAAAGCTAAGGCTAAAAAGAAATAGCCTTTACAAATTAATAAATATGAAAAATACAAAACCCGTTAAGGGAATCGGACGCAACCAGTGCGGAATTGAAGAACACGATGATCCGTGGGTTCGCAGACTTTCCATTGTGGTAGATCAAGCCTGTGCCTTCTTCTGGACACGCACTCCAGAGAGACGTAAAATTCAACGCGAGTTCCTCGCTAAATTACATGGCTTCTAAAAAGAACAACCACCCTGCATTCCCTGTGCCTCATTTCGGTGGAGATGCAAAGACATCCGCAGTCAAGCCAAACTCTGGAATGGGAATCCGAGACTACTTTGCAGGGGCAGCACTGCGGGGCTATAGGGCAAGCGAAGAATTCTCTGGTGAGTTGCCAGAGATTGTTGCAGAGTTGTCCTTCGTGGACGCAGACGCAATGCTCATCGAGCGAGAGAAACAATCATTCAACCAATAAATATTATGTCAGATACAAACACACCAAAACAAGCAGGAGAAGAAGAGACGCAACAAGCAATTGATGCCGTACTCTCACAAATCGACCTAACCAAAATCACCCAGCACGATGTCTATCATGACATCATGCGGACGCTCCAAGAGACGAGTTTCAAGTTCGTCCTCGCAGCAAAATTGATGGAGCATATTTTCGTTCGTGACGGAGTTTTCAAAACGAAGGAGCAAGAAGATGAGTCAGGGCAAAATTGACAACAATGAGTGGCATCGAAATGGCAAGGGAGATAAGCCCAGAACCAAAACTTGGGAACGAAAGTACCAAGACAACTACGATGATATCGACTGGTCTTCCATCCAACGAAAATCCAAAAAGAGAGATGACGATGAAGATGACAATTCCTGATTCAGTACGGCAGTTTCTGTCCGAGATTGGACGCAAGGGTGGGTGCGTTTCGTCCGATAAAAAAGTTGAGGCAGCAAGGGCTAATGGCGCAAAAGGTGGCAGACCTAGAAAGATGGAAGTCTGCACAGCTTGATTCTATCGGCATCTGCGGGTGTCAACAGAATTAAGTAACTATTTTTATCCTAGTGAAAAATAAATGAAAATAATTATTGCATAACCCAAGCGGCTTGGTATCTTGTTTGTAGTTGAAGGCGCAACGCCAGCAACGAAACCAAAAACCAAATCAATCAAATGACAACTCTTAGTAACAAAACCATCCTAGCAATCTCTAAATACGGAAAAGAATTCTGCATTTTTGCAGCACAAGAAAACAATGCAGGAGAAGGAGCAAATACCATTAGCTGGAGTTTTCCTCATGAGTTGCGGAATTTGCGTGGAAAAACTCAATGTGCAGATGCTGCAATAAATGCAGGACGCGAAATTTTAAATAACTAAAACCAAAACGGAGCGGGTTCCACCCCCGCTCCAAACCCAACCAATCAAATGAAAGCCACTACAAAAAACTACGGCCCCTTCCAAGTTCAAGCAAAATCCATTAAGGCAAAACTTAAAAACGGATTCGCTCTCTTAACTTGCAAACGCCAATCTGGAACTACTCTGTTTGGAAAAAAATACAGCATGAAATCGCAATGGTGGATCAAATTTGAAAACAACCCTTGCGCAATGGGGCCTTGGTCTTCGGAAGCAATTCGCTCTTATTTTGTCTAACCCAAACGGAGCGGGTTCAATCCCCGCTCCAAACCCAACCAATCAAATGAAACTATTCAAATCTTCTGAGCATTACAAAAACGCTTCGCACACAAAATTGGTGCAAGCATTGCAAGCAGTGGTGGACGCATACGGCCATAAAGATTCGTTGCTGATAGACCAGTGCAAAGACGCTTTAAAATCCGCTGGAATCTTTCCAAAAAAACATTGTTGACATTCCCAAGCAGATTGGATTATTCTTCAGATCTTATGAACATCACAGACCTCATCAACCACCTCGCAGAAAAAGCCGCGCAAAGAAACTGGATTCCCGCTTGCGGTGGAACCGAGCAACCCTTCACATCACGCAGCGGACGCAGACTCCTCTACTGCTGGCAGCAGTCCACGGGCAAACACGCTTACCTCGATTGCGGCAGTGATCTCATCCTGTCTGACGAGGAAGCACGGAACGCACTTGCTCTTTTCTAATATGAGCTTCATCGAAACATTCACGTCAACTCCACTGCTTGTGACGCTCCAGCATACGCTGGATGCGTTCACGGCAATCGCTCCAGCAATCGCTATCCTTGGAGTAACATTCATACTTACAAAAAACCAATGACAACATCATTCGCAGTTTCATACTTCGTATTGTCCTTCGCGTCCTGCTTCGCTTGCTACCGATTGGGACAACAAAATATCCTACATCGTTTCAAGCAGTATTGCGACAAGCGCAAACGGGACGAGACAACTTGCAGTAAATTTGAAGATTTCATCAATCAGTAAAACCAACCAAAACCAGTAAAACAAATGAAAAACATAGCATCAGCACTAGTCAAAGCTCAGAAGGCATTCGGCCCAGCACTCAAAACATCAACCAATCCTCACTTCCGCTCGCGATACGCAGATCTGTCTGCTTGCGTCGAAGCTGTCATGGGTGGATTGAATGACAATGGAATCGCATTGGTTCAACAGACTCACGAATGTGAATCTGGTGTTCTTGTCGAAACTCTATTCATCCATGAATCGGGTGAGACATTCTCAGCAGGAAAACTGCACGTTCCAGCCAGCAAGAATGACGCAATGGGGTACGGGTCTGCATTGACGTATGCAAGACGTTACTCACTTATGGCAGCGTGTGGCATTGCACCTGAAGATGACGATGGTCAAGCCGCATCTCGCGTTGTTCCGCAAGCTAGGACATTGCCACCAAAAGTCCTAGCACCTGCAACACCTAAAGAGGATCCAAACTGGTTCACAAAAGTGGAGGCAGTAATAGCAACCAAAGCTGAATCGGCTACAGCATATCTGATCAGCAAAGGTGAGATCAAAACTGGTCAGTTGTGGAACGACCTTCCCGCTGGCAAGTATCGTGACAACCTTATCGTATCACCAGAGAAGTTTCTTGCAGCAGTAGCCAAATGGGAGGCATCGAAATGATCCGTCATTCACTACTTCCTAAGCTGGCTGAGTGCGCCTGTTTCGAGTCAGCGGGGGGTAGCTCCCCTGCTGCATCTCGCGGGACTAAAATGGACGAGGCATTCCGTGAAATGTTCATGGGAAACAATAAGCCTCTCTTGAACCTAAATTCCAAAGATGCTGATGCAGTCATGTGGGCAGTGGAGATGACAAAGACTATCGCTGGTGACCATGAGGTGGTAACAGATGAGGATAGCTTGAAAGTCAAGACACCGGGGATCGATCACACTGGAACCGAGGATTGCCGCATTCCTGCTATCCACACTAGCCTAGATTTGAAATCAGGAATCCTACGTTCGTATCTTGAGCAGCAATGTGCCTATGCCTACGGAAACATGGCAGCAAGCTACGATTTCGAGACTGGCGAATACGCTATTCGCGAATGGACTACGCACCTGCTGTTCTGTGATCAAGAACGGGTGGTCACGCACTCTTGGACAATTGACGATGCAAGGGCAGTTGTGGAGGGTGTTCTTGCGGCATACAACGATCCAGACAAAACACCGACAGCTTGCGATTATTGCAAGTGGTGCAAAAAGGCATCAACGTGCGAGCAAATCACTAGTCCAGTTGCCAACACACTAGCAGTTGTGGAAAGCGACCTACAGACCAACCTAGCGCAAATGCAGGAGCATCTCGCAGGTGATATTGAGCGACTCTCCACGTTTGTAAAACAGAGCAGTATTTTCAACAATTACCTCGTCGATTGGGCAAAGGATCTGCTCAAAGAAAAGCTACAGGCAGGTGAGAAAGTCTATGGATGGAAACTGCAACGCCAAAAGGGACGTGAGACATATCCCGAAGAAGTCATCGAGCATATCGGTAACTTAACCGAAATGTCATTATCCGACAGCATTAAGCTATTCGGAGGTAGCATCTCTGCTACAAAACTTCAGAAATACTGCGATTCGGTAGGATACGATCTCACCCAAATCCAGCCAGATGTTGCCGAGGAGATTATGAAGCTAGTCGAAGACAAACCAAAGAAAGTTAAAGCATGAAAGAACTAAACTTCGATAAACTAACAGGTAATGGATGGAAGCAATTCAAAGACTTCCTTGGTCAGTCCGATATCTCATTTTACAAAACCTTCGCTGGTCATGAAGAATGCCGCTGCAATGAGGGCAAGAAGAAGCAGGTCGAAGTTTACGTCTACGACCATCGAAAGTATAGCGCAGTTGCTGGAGTTGGCTATGAGGTTAAATGCACTGGTGAACTTCCAGATGGTACATGGGTTGAACTAAAGTCACATGGGTTAAATCAAGATGATGTTGACCACAAAGCACAGGAACTTTTGGAGGTTTGGGATTGGTCAGTAAAAAACAATTTGACGAAATCCAAAAGCTAGATAGTTTGCGTTAGTCTCTTGTGAGACTCGATGTTTAAGACCATCGATAAAAACCAATGAATTTACCCTTCCTACTGCCGTTGTCGCTCGATAGACGGAGTCTTACTTTAGGAAGGGTTTTCTTTATAAAAATATGATAGTATCTCCAGACTTTCCAGATCACTGGAAAACAAGAATGTTAGTTGATTTACTCAACGATGAGTCCGCGCCCGTGTATCTCATTAGGATATGGGGCCATTGCCAAAACAGGAAAACCAGCGTGTTCACAAACCTTCCAACAGCAGGGTTGAAGGCATTGTGCCGATACAATGGTGACGCTGAAAAGTTTGAATCAGCATTTGTGACTGCTGGTTTCATACGCAGAGAAGGTGATAATGTTATAATTCACCAGTGGGATGAGTATAACTCCTCTCTGATAGCTAATTGGGAGAATGGAAAGAAGGGTGGAAGGAAACCCAAAGCTAACCCAAGTGAAACCCATGGGTTACCCATGGCTAACCCAAGTGAAACCCATAGCGAACCTATGGGCAGCCCAACGCGAACCGATAAGATAAGAGAAGAGAAGATAAGAGTAGAATTGATAAGACCAGATTCTGTTCCAGAGCAAGTCTGGAATGATTTTCTTAAAATCAGGAAGGCAAAGAAATCACCATTAACTCAAACAGCACTAAACGGAATCCAACGTGAAGCAGACGAAGCAGGTTGGACGCTGGAGGATGCAATCACCGAATGCGTCTCCCGTGGATGGCAGGGATTCAAAGCTGAATGGGTCTACAAGGCACAAGAGACTTACCAACGGGCTTGCTAATATGAAACAGATCAATCTATTTGGTCAGGAGTTTAACCCAAGCAATGAAGATCAAAAGTATTCTTCAAAGATCCAAGCACCAGTTTACGAACCTAAAGGTAAAAAACCACACGTTCTTGAACTATGCGACAAATCAAAATCACTTGCTTTGATTAAAGAGATAGAAAACTCATCACTTCCATACGAAGAAAAGAAGTTCCTAGTGGATGCAGCAAGAAGGCACAACGCATTCAACTACGAAAAGATTGCTGACTACTACGCACAATCATCAAAAGAAATGCAGGATCTAATGGAGAAAAGCGGATTGGTTATTATTGATTTCGACAAGGCAGTTGAATTTGGATTTGTTAAAATCTGCGATGATATCCGCAAACAATATCTGGAGGATTATGGAGTCTAACTTTGCTGTTTTTATCATGGTTCACGGAAGACCAGACAAAATGTGGACATATCACACATTGAGGAACCAAGGCTACACTGGGAAAATATTCCTAGTTGCAGATAACCTAGACTCAACACTGGATGGATATAAGTCAAAGTACGGAGATGAACTGATCGTTTTTGACAAACAACACGCTTCTACACTAATGGACTCTGGAGATAACTCTGGTGATTTGAGAAGCACTTTGTTTGCTGCAAATACGATATTCGACTTAGCAGGTGAACGGAACATCAAACACTTCTTTATCATGTGCGATGATTACTACGATTTTTACTATGCTTTCCCTGACACAAAAGGAAAAGTTGTCTCCAAAAATCTAGACAGACTATTCAAGTTAATGGTGGATTTCTATGAATCAACAACAGCAAAATCCATTGCTTTCGCACAGACTGGAGACTTTATCGGCGGAATCGATAACGGGAAGGATTCGTACAGATTCTCAAAACGAAAAGCTATGAACACGTTTCTGTGTAGCACTGAAAGAAGATTCCAGTTTATGGGACGCATGAACGAGGACGTAACAACGTACGTTAATCTTGGTACAAGGGGTGAACTATTCCTGACAATCCCAGTCATAGCAATGGGGCAACGTGACACTCAACAGGCAAAAAAAGGATTAACGGATCTTTACAAAGACAACGGAACTTATATCAAATCATTTTTCTCCGTGATGTATAACCCATCGTGCGTCAAAGCATCGATGATGAATGCAAACCACAAGAGGATTCATCACTCGATCAATTGGAAGGCAACAACTCCAATGATCATCAGTGAGACATACAAAAAATAAACAAATGAAAAACACACCAATCGCAACAACAGCAGAAAAAGCGGCATTATCACTAATCGCAATAGATCCAGAAGTACTACCGCACCTTGCATGGTCAGAAGACCTGTTTGCAATATCGCAACATAAACTCATCTTCACCGCACTGGAGCGAGTCTACCAGCGGACTGGAAGCACCAACGCACTAGGGGCATTGAGCGACCTAGAGACCACAGGCAAGCTATCCGCTTGTGGTGGTAAGGAGGGAGTGATGGAAGTACTCCAGACAATCTTCATATCGCCCGGTGCTATGTGCGTGGAAACCGCAGCGGACTATCGCGCCCAACTAATCAAAGCAAAAGGGTATCGGGATGTCATTAGAACGTGGGAGGATAACCATGATGACGTTTGCGCTATGAAGGCAGACCTCTCTAGCCTTGCTGAGTCATTCGCTAATGCAATCGTACCAGAGAGCCAATGCAAGGACGTTAAAGCCCATTTAAACGACTTTATGGATGATCTGGAGGACAAGACCCCGCTTGAGAATTTTCCAACGGGAATACCCAAGCTAGACAAGCTACTAGGTGGAGGTGCAAGGAGGGGTGAGATGCTAGTGGTAGGAGCGCAGACCTCTGGAGGTAAATCAATCCTGCTGTACCAAGCTGCACTTCAGGCACTGCTGAACGGAAAATCAGTAACTATATTTTCACTAGAGATGCCAGCGAAGGCTATTCTACAACGTATAGCTTCCAATCTTCTGGGTAAGACAATACTGCCATTGCGTGAGATGGAAGGGGTGACAGAGTGGAGAGGGGTTGCATCAGCAAAGGATATCTCAAGCGCAATCACCCAACTCATGCAGATGAACCTCACGATCCGCGATGATCTTTCCGAGGTTGGAGAAATCGTCGCAGAGGCATCGAGACTCGCATCACTTGGCAAGGCAGACCTCATCGTGGTTGACTACTTGCAAATCGTCACCATGCCATCAGCAGATAACCGAGAACAGGCAGTAAGCGAATTATCACGCAGGTTGAAATTGACTGCACTCAAAACAAAATCCGTGGTTATGACTGCATCACAACTCAACGACGAAGGCGCAGTACGCGAGTCCCGCGCAATCGGTCATCACACTGATTTTTTGCTCATCATCTCTCACCCTGACGAGAAGAAAAAAGAAGCGTCATCATTCAAACGCAAAACAGAAACCCAATCAACTTCGCGTGTACGCCTCGACAAGAATCGGCGCGGTCAACGCGACGTATTCGTTCCTGTAAAAATGCGCGGAGAAATTTCTAGATTTGAACAAATCGATGAACACTGATCACCACTTCGACGAGGCTTGCTTTCTACTCGATACCGCAACAGCAATCTGGCAGAGCCGCACCAAATCTAGGTTTGCGGACGCTCAGGAAAAATACGAAAAGGCAAAAGAAATCTACAATAAATATTTTGCACACATCGACGAAAATTCTGTTGACGAGTTTCAATTTTGACCCTAGATGTAGTGCCGTTAGTTAAATAAATACACCATATCAAATGAAAACAGGAATCAACAAAAACGGAACACTCCAACCACAGATCACAATTACACGTTACAACGGAACGATTGTTGATCGATATAATGTCTACATCGAATGCGCTAATGACGGAAAGGGTGGAGACATAACTCGCAACGGAGAACCACTAAAAACTTTTGAAGAGTGGATTAATGCTTAACTAAAAAACGGAGCGGGTTCAATCCCCGCTCCAAATCCACTATCAAATGAAACAACTAAACGTAATCACAGTCGAAGCAGACAAGTCTCGCAATGATCGAGGCACACGGGACTGGGGAACATTCCGCATCACTTCCAAGTGCTATCTATCCAAAGAAATCATCGAGTCCATTTGCGGGTCTCACGATATGTTTGGTCAATCGTTCACGTTCAATGAGACGAAGGACGAAAATGGATATGTATACGAAGGTAGCTACGATTGCTGGAGCGACTAACATAACATTACACTTTCTGCAAACAAATGCAGACTTGGTGGCAGCACACCACAAAAACGCTGCAATAATATAAACTAACTATAACAATAATATGGCAGACCAATACGATAACACTAATCGCGGATCACTCTTCAAGAACGACCGCAAAGAACTGGACACTCATCCAGACTACAACGGATCCATCAACATTGAGGGAACTGACTACTGGCTCAATGGGTGGATCAAGGAGTCCAAGAAGGATGGAAAGAAGTTCTTCAGCTTGTCAGTGAAGCCAAAGGATCAGGCAACAGGTAAAAGCCCTGTAAAAGCCAAATCTGCTCCATCACGGGCCAAGGATTCGGATGGAGATGATATTCCGTTTTAAACTATGATATTTGCTTTCCTATTTACTCTGCATAGGTCAGTCCCGCAGATAACAGGATTTCCTCGCTAGGTTGGGAACTCCCGATCAGCAGGGGCAAACGGGGGCAGCGCATCCGAAAAAACGCTGACCATAAATAAATATTATGACAAAAGAAGAATCAAAAAAAGAAAAATTGATTGAACAACTTAGCAATTGCATGGCTAATGAATATGTTGATCAAATGAAGAAAATATTTGCAGAAATATGTTCTGACAAAAGACTATTAGCGGCAGTATGGACAAGCAATTTGTTAGATGAAGGTGACCAATGTTGGATTGCACGACAAGCAATGGAATTAGCAATCGAAACAGCTTGTGCTAATGAAAGTTCAGTATATAACGAACTTCCAGAAATCGCTGATGTTTGGACTTGGACTTAACAAATAACCAAACTAACAAACGCTAATTAATTTTAAGGGATTGTAGCGGCAACTATGTGTGCTGGTTATCATTTGACCCTGTGAGGTAACTACATAAAACCTCGCACCCCATTTTATAGATATATGAACGAAATTATAACAGCAGACTTGGATGCAAAGCAACTAGCAGACAGGCTAACCGCATTGGAGTTACACTCCACAAGTGAGTTGGCTAGGTTGGAACGTGAGCGTAACGAATCACAAGAGAAATACGCAACGGAGGCTACCGAGCATATGCTTGCGGTCAATAAGCTGGCCAACGAGCGGGACGAGGCTTTATCTCAAATCGTGCAAGCTGAATGCAGGGCAGAACGATTCTGCCAAGAACGCGACGAGTTGATTGAGGAAAACAAAAAACTCAATAAAGAAGTTGACGATTTAATAAGACAACGACCATTATTGATAGAAGATTTTAAGCGTGAGCGCAACGAAGCGCGGGATGCGTTAATGAAAATTGAAGATTTATTTATTGATGGCACAGATATTTATGCAGACCGCGAAAAGATGGGGATGATTGCCAGAAACGCATTGGAGGAAACAAAATGAGCGACCGACCAACACCAGAAACGGATGCGGCATTGTATCCAATGAACGGAGTTGATATTGTTTGGCCCGAATTTGCTCGCAAACTGGAACGCGAGCGGGACGAGGCGAGGAAGGATGCACAAAAATCCAAAGCATATAAAAGGGTATTGAAGGAGACAAATCTTCGGCAAACCAACCGCATACGCTATTTAGAGGGAGCAACGAATCACGCTTGCGGCACTCCGCTTTCCGTAGCTTTGAAAGAACGTGACGAGGCTAGGGATGCTATCGTTGGATGGGAGAACAAATGGAAATGCGCTATTGATATGGCAGCTAGAGCAGAACTTGAACGTGATGAGCTTAAATACAGTTTAAAAATTAGGGCTATTAATGAATCTCTAAGGTATTCTAAAGATAGGAATGAAAGCGATAATATAATTAGTAAACTAAACTTTAAATTATGAACGACCCACTATACACGTCAGAGGTCGAACGCCTAAAGGAATGCGACAAGGACTATCGTCCCATTGCTGCACAATTGTCCGTATTCTGCTCCGCTGCCATCTTTGCACTACGATCAGCCAACAAGGACTTGGAGGACGCACAGGTCAAAGCTGAGATCATTCCTGACCCATTCGCGGCACAGGCAATCGATGATATGTTTTCCCAGTACCTAGAGTCATTACGGGACTACCCTGAGATAATGGCGATAGCACTCAAATTCATACAGGAGTCACGGTGATCATCGACTTAACCGCTGAAGACTTCATGGTAGCCGCAACGAAGGGCGCAGTGCGGCAGTTGGTTGCAATCAAGAACAAGCGAATGGGACACGATCATGGTGGACGATCCTACCGCAAGATGACTCAACGACTGGCAGATAGCATCCTTGGTGAACTAGGTGAGATTGCTGTATCCAAGTTCACGGGACTAACGCAGATGTCCACTCTTCAAATAACCAAAGCAGCAGACATAGGCGCATCCATCGAGGTTCGCACAACAGAACACGCAAACGGGCATCTTGTGCTGTACGATTCCTCCAACAACGATTACATCTTTGTGTTCGTCACAGTCAACGGACTGCAAGCAACCCTGCGGGGATGGATCCACCCCGAACACGGAAAGAAACCAGAGTACTTCGTAGAAGGAGATCCAGACTGCTACTTCGTTCCACAATCAGCACTAAACCCAATCGAAACCTTACCAATCAAATAGCCTAGATAAGGTATAATCCCACGCAACTATGTACAACTATACCCGCTATGAACGACTACTGGAATGACCCGCCAGAACAAGACGAAGTACCAGAGTGCTGCGACAACGTCATGGACGTGGATGATCACGGCAACTGCAAGTGCATCACCTGCGGCAAAACAATCGAAGCACAACAGGATCCCAACCCAGAAGATTACTTAATCGAACAATGAACTGGACAACTGAACAACTCAAAGAGAAAGGATATTCCCTCGCACCAGACGGACACTACTACTATGACTATAAACCTCCATCTCGCAGGTTACTTGACACCCTCACTAAACACGCTCCTAAACGCTCACTGGTCAAAGTACACAAAGCAAAAGCTACTAGCAAGGACTGCACTGCTAAGTGCAATCCGCTCTACACTCTCTCAATTACAAGATTCTCAACCAAGACCCTCGACGTTGATAACCTTGCTGGAGGATGCAAACCTCTCATTGACCAAATTAGATACTCCAAACTCATCCCAGACGATAACCCCGAAAGCGTCGAAATCACGTTCTCGCAAGTCAAAGTCCGCACTCAAGCAGAGCAACGAACTGAAGTCACAATTACCAAAGCGTAAACCTAAGCAGTCACAATCACCACATGAGCTTTAAACCATCCAAAAAAATGGGTAGACCTCCAGAGTATAACGAGGAACTCGCAGAGGAAATCTGTGAACGACTTTCAATAGGTCAAACACTCTCATCCATCTGTAACCTCGAAGGTATGCCAAACTATTCCACAGTATGGCGTTGGGAATCTTCCAACGAAAACTTCCGCAACAAATCCGCACACGCAAGAAAAATCGGCACTCACGCACTAGCAGATGATTGCATTCGCATTGCAGATGATCCAATGCTAGACGCAGCAGAGAAGCGAGTACGCATCGATACTAGACTACGATTACTAGGTAAATGGAACGCACGTCAGTACGGAGACAAAATCGAAATAGAGAACACTGGAGCAAAGCCACTAAACGTCACATTTACAATAGGTGATCGCAATGCAGAACCAATAGATCTAATCGAGGGGCGAGATCCTCAACCAGCGCAACTGATCGAGCCGCAGATCGAAGCGACACAGGAGGAGGGCTTGTGATAGCGAACGATTTGCTAATGCATTTTAACCACAAAATCACTGATGTTGTCGATAATAATCACCATATTGTGTTAACTATTTTCAAATACCCCATATCTAGGGTTAAATCATAAATGGTCAAATTATGCCCAAAATGCAGTTCTACGACACACGTTATGGAATGTAGAGACTTCGGCAATCGATTTTCGAGACGCAGGTACTGCGATAACGGAAAGTGCAATCACCGATACTCAACATATGAAGTGAGCGCACAAGATTACTACAGCCTGAAACAAGTCAACAACATGAAAGCGAAACTAACAGAGATTCTAGAGAACCTATGAAAGCGCATGAGATAACACCAGAGATGCGTATCATTCACCAACAAAAGCAGGAGATTAGAGAATTACGGCAAATCATCCACGAATTGCAGCATGACGTGAATAAGCAGAAGTCCTTGATCAACAAGCTGAAGAACAAGGAAAATAACCAATAACTTCCTATAACACCTGTAGTACATAATGAAAACAGAAAAAATGAGATTCCATGCACTGGGGCTTCCACACACAGTTACATCCAAAGAGTTTAATGCCTGTGCATACACGCAGAAGGTGGTCAAATTTGGCAAGATGATGACCAACAGGGGCCATGAAGTCATACATTACGGGCATGAGGACAGTGACCTGCAATGCACGGAACACGTCAGCGTCCTGACCAATGATGACTTCGCTAAGAGCTATGGCAGTCATGACTGGCGCAAGACGTTCTTCAAGTTCGATACCAATGACCATGCATACCAGACGTTCTATGCCAATGCCATTCGGGAGGTAGGTTTTCGAAAGGAAAAGAACGACTTTATTCTTCCATTTTGGGGGTCAGGAGTCAGACCAATATGCGATGCCCACCAACATGATATGATCGTAGTTGAGCCGGGGATAGGGTACGCTGGTGGTCACTGGGCTAAATGGAAGGTTTGGGAGTCATATGCCATCTACCATGCGTTCTGCGGTATGGGTGCAGTTGGTCAGTGCCAGCAAGACAACTATTCCGTTGTCATTCCGAACTACTTTGACATCGATGACTTCACCTTCACCGACAAGAAGGAAGATTACTTCTTGTACCTTGGAAGGGTCTATAGCGGCAAGGGTGTTGATATCGCAATCGATGCAACGCGCAGGGCAGGAGTGAAACTGGTTGTAGCGGGTCAGAAGGAAGCTGGGTATACATTCCCACCTCATGTCGAATATGTGGGCTATGCTGACGTTTTAAAGCGAAAGGAACTGATGTCTAAAGCCAAGGCATCCTTCCTTCCTAGCCAGTATGTGGAACCATTCGGTGGAGTACAGATTGAGAACCTGCTGTCTGGAACACCAACCATCACGTCTGACTGGGGATCATTCGCTGAGAACAACCTGCATGGGGTCACTGGCTATAGGTGCAGGACGATGGGTGACTATGTGGACGCAATCCACAACATCGACAAGATCAAGCCAGCGGACTGCCGTGCATTCGGTGAGAACTTCACGCTTGAACGAGTTGCACCGAGGTACGAGAAGTATTTCCAAGACGTGCTAGACGTTCACAACGGAGCGGGTTGGTACGCTGAAGGCAACGGAATCGATGCAATGACAATGGCTTACCCATCCAATCAACAACAATCATTGTGACAAATACTACCCACTATTTGTCACAAACAAAAACATTATGAATAATACACCAGAGACAGACAAGAACACATGGAGCGATTCATGCGAGGGAGTGATGCATGAAGTAGTGAATGCATCCTTTGGACGCAAGATGGAAATTGAACGGAACAAGTGGAGGGATTGCGCTACCAAGCTAGTGGAGTCATCAGGATGGCATGACCAATGGCCCCAAGCAGTGGCACACTATCGCAAGCTGAAGGAGGAACTGAAATGAGTGACTACACATTTGAATCGGAGTACTGGGGTGATTGTTGCAATACGTTCGACGAAGACCAGAAGCATTACGTCTATGCGCGATTCATGGGGCTACATCAGGTTGGCTATGGGTTCAGCCTGTCAGGTAAGTCAGTGCTGGACATTGGAGGAGGCCCAACGTCCATGCTGCTAAAATCGAAGGGACTTGGCAGGGCATTGGTAGTGGATCCACTTCAGTATCCTCAGTGGACATACGCTCGCTACCATGAGCATGGGGTGGAGTGTCTTGTTATGCGAGGTGAGGACGTTTCACTCAGGGGGTTCGACGAGTGTTGGATTTACAATTGTCTCCAGCATACAGATGACCCTGCGCTAATCATCCGCAACGCATTGCAAGCAGCGAAGGTTCTTCGCATATTTGAATGGGTTGATATTGAGCCACATGATGGGCATCCACAGATGATCACGAAAAAGATGCTTGACGAGGCTATAGGACGTGAGGGAAAGTTAGTCCACCTAGCTGAATCAGGTTGTTTCGGTTTGGCATACTTTAATATATACACACAATGAAATTAACTACACCATACGAGCAGTTCGTTCGATCCATAGTGAAGCCGGGGCATGACATCTTGCTTCAGATAACGCCACTTCAGGCATCCATTCTCCACATGGCAGTTGGAGTGAGTGGTGAAGCGGGTGAGTTGCTTGACGCAATCAAGAAACACGCAGTCTACCAGAAACAATTAGACTTCGACAACGTGCGGGAAGAGGCAGGAGATATTCTGTTTTACCTGACTGGTTTGTTGAACGAGTTGGGCTTGACGCTTAATGAGTGCATTGAGGCTAACGTCGAGAAGCTGTCGAAGCGTTATCCTGAGAAACGCTACACAAACGAGGCAGCAATCGCAAGGGCAGACAAGCTGGACGTGGTGGATGAACCCGTTGCGTTGAAGGACGATGATGACTTGGCAGATATCAAGGTGGAGCGCACCTGTCGCATCGAAGATCCTGAGTGTGAGTCCTGCCAATAGATCACATATGGGATATATCATAGGCTATATCGTGTTAGCAGCTATTATATTGTATGTTATATACGATTTAATGAAAGGGTTTGACGAGTGAACACACTTGAACATTACATTCAATACAAGAAGCTGAACGCAACAAAGGTAATGAACGCACTACAACTCAACGGAATAATTTCTGACGAGTGCATCTTTCCAGATGATGTTAGGGATTCTGGTCAGGCAGTCTACTGGTTAGAAGATCATATGGGAGAAATACATAGATCATGAACTGGGACGAATACGCATTGTCGATAGCTGAAGTGGTTGCCAAGAAGAGCAAAGACCCGTGGAGGCAGGTTGGTGCTGTGCTTTTAAGGCATGACAACACTGTTGCAGCTTGCGGGTACAACGGGTTCCCGCCGCATATGGAGGAGGACTGGACTGACAGGGACAAGCGTAGGAATTACGTTGTCCATGCAGAGCAGAACGCATTGCGTCATGTTAAGCCGCTGGAGTGCTACCTGCTGGCATCAACAACATTGCCGTGTAACAACTGTTTGAAATCGCTTGCATCGTACGGCATCAAGAGGATAGTCTATCGTGAGACGTATCCCACGGATGAATCAACAACACTGCTTGCAGCGGAATTCAACATTGCACTGATAAACGTATGACAAAGGAAGAACTATGGAAGGTGTATAGCAACAAGAACCCATCGTTCAACGGACGTGGGAATGTAACCATGTCTGCAAAGGGACTGCGTAAGTTGTTCGATACGACATGGGATGTTGCAATGTATGACGGGGAAGAGGAAGGGGAAGACGAACCAAGATCATATCACAGCAGCAGTGCTAATCTTGATGCATTAAAGAGCATCTTTGGAATGAAATGATTGAGCCAAACATAGCGCAGAAAGCGGTTAGCTTTGTGAAGAGTGCAGCGGCATTCGTTAAGGCAGGTATGCCTATACGGAATAAGGAGCAGATTGAGGAGCGTTTGATTATCTGCAATCAGTGTGTTCACTATGATCTCACGGCATTCGCTGGTGCTGGCAAGTGTGGTGTTTGCGGATGCAACATGGAACTTAAACTAGTTATGGACACTGAGAGATGTCCATTGGAGCATTGGGAATGACAAGATTAGAAGCGCAAAGGAAATCAAATGAGGACTATATGTGCGGACGCATATCAAAAGAGGAATGGGATTTCCAGTTTGAAGAACTAGGAAACGTGAGAGTTTGGAGCAAGGATGGTAAAATTCACCAACTAAAGGAGGAACATGAAAGACTCAGACCAGATAACGGAACTACAAAATAAAATTGACAAACTGATAGACACCTACATTGCAGAGTTTGATTTGCCATTGGCAAGCATGATTGGCATTCTGCAAGTTAAGATCCATGAGTTGATTGAGAATTCGATGTATGACGAGGATGAAGAAGAACAGGAAGATGATGAGGACGAGGAGGACGAGGAGTGAAATACAATAGGCTAGATCAACTGGGAATCGTGATCACAGAAAATCCGATTGATCATATTGAATTTGATGTGCTAGATAAAGCATTGAAAGATAGCGGAATAGATAGAGACAAGTTCAGCGAGTACTTTGGGATGCAAACCTGCTACGAGAAAGGGTTGTACCCGTGGGACGTTGAACCTGTGCTAGAAAGACTAATGACTGGAAAACTAACAGGAACACAACTTTACTGGGATTAATTATGAATAAAGTAGATAAATTTATGATGGAAGCATTGGACGAGATGTTCAAGCGTGTTGGGTTTGAAGGATTTGATAAAGAATTCACCAACCAAGAGGAATGGTATAGCAAAAAGAGTTGGACAAACGAGGAGTTTGAGAAGTACAAAGAGTGGTTTGCGAATAGATTTGCTAAAGTATTCAAGTGTCATAAAAGCCTTGCAGAGAAGGAATTTTGCTGGTTTAATCTGATGTGGGGATGGAGAGTGAATGAATAAACCTGCGTCAGTTTTACAGGCAATTAACATTGCCACCAAGGTTAGAGCGGAAGCTGAGAAGGATGATATAAATGGGATCATTTATGCTGCTCAGTTTATACTGACACATTTAACGGATTCTCAGAAAAAGCAGGTTACACTGGACGAAAAGGTGGCTAGGCAGACTGTGCTTAACTTTGTTCAACACCTATTGAAGCACGATCAATTTGAGGCAGCAGCAACGATTCTGTGGGGTGCTGGAGTTTATGACTGGAGGCCACAGAGTGCAGCGGACACATGGAGGTGCTTATTTGAGAATGACAAGTTGCTAGTGCAGGGTGCTGGAGCGATGGGCAAGACGTTCAATGCCGCTGCGTGGTTCTTGTTGGATTGGATGCGAGATCCAGAGTATACCTGTATCAAAGTTGTTTCGCTTACTGAGGCACACGCGCAGAGAAACGTATTCGCTGCGATCAAAAACTTCTACCGAACCGCATTGGTGCGTCCAGAGTACGAGGGCAGTGAGGATCTCGTTAAGAGCATTCAAGCCAATGACGATGACAAGAATGGCATCCATCTAGTTGCCGTTCCGAAAGGTGATAGCGGAACTGGTACGCTCCGTGGGTTTCACCCAAGTCCAAGGCAAAAGCCAGATCCTAAGTGGGGGCAAATGAGTAGGACACACGTTGTGCTGGACGAAGCTGAAGAGGTTCCCGCTGGGGTGTGGGAGGGGTTGCAAAACATCCTGTCTGCTGCTGATACAAAAGATTCCAAGGGACGCATCAAGATTTTCGGTGCATCGAACCCGAAAGACAGGAATAGTGAATTCGGAAAGAGGTGCGAACCTGCGCGGGGTTGGCAGAGTGTGGACTGTGAAGAGGATTTTGAGTGGGAAAGTAGGGAGGGTTGGCATATCTTGAGGTTGGACGCGGCGAGGTGCGAGAACGTGCTGGAGAAGGAGATTGTTTTCCCGGGATTCCAGTCCTACGAGGGATACATGGCATACGAGTCAAAGGGTAGGACTGCCGAATACTACACAATGGCCCGTGGATTCTTCCCGCAGGAAGGTATCTCAATGGCAATCATTACACCAGCGATGATGGACAACTCGATGGGTAGCTTGCGGTTTATTGGGCCTGTAGTGCCTCTAGCGGCGTTCGATTTGGCATTGGAGGGGCGAGATCAGGTGGTCTGCTCATTCGGGCGATACGGACTCTGTGATGGTTGGACTCCGAGGGATGGACAATTCAGAGAATTCAAAAAACCAAAGACGTGTTTGCAATTAGACTCGCAAATGCAGTTCCCGAAATTGGCAACACTAGAGCAGACCGCAGAGATCATCCGCTTTGCAAAGGAGATGAGGATCGGCGCGAATTGGCTATGTGTTGACCGAACTGGAAACGGAGCAGGAATCCACGATGCGTTGAAGTCACTCTACGGAAGCGAAGTCATGGGAGTCAATTATTCATGGGCCAGTTCAGAAACTCACATCCTTGGAGATGACACACAACGCGCAAATGAATTGTATTCAGGAGTTGTTACTGAGTTGATTTTTGGGCTTGCTAAGTACTTAGAGTTTGAGTATCTGAAAATCTCACCGAGCTTCCGCACCGAGGAGTTGGTTCGTCAAGCGACTTCGCGGCGGTACAAACAGCAGGGGCAGGGTCTTGTGCGAGTCGAGAGCAAAGGAGACTTCGTTAAACGGACTAGGCAAAACTCTCCAGATGCTCTGGATTCCCTGTCCCTGCTGGTCTATTTGATGAGGCAACGAGGTGGAGTTGTTGCCACGATGACCGAGCCAAAACCAGAAAAGTTTGTTTTCCAGAAAAAACACACTGGAATTGAAAGTTATGAATTCGTTGATTTCAGCAATTGACTTGCTAAATTTAACAAAATTGATAAATAAAACAAGTTTTTCCTTGCAAACCTTACAAAACTGACGTAAAACTCAAAAATTCATGGCAAAACCGATAATTGGAATGATCCCGCCGGGGGGTTGGCATTACTACGATGGTGATGCGAAACTCACTGGTCATAGCTATGACAATCTTCTTGAGGTTGTTACGAATTTCCGTGCCGAAAACCATTTGCCAGTTGGTGACGTGGAGGGTGATGTCAATTCGTACATCTGTAGCAAGAACCCCAACTTCTGTCACGGAGTTGATATGGTAGTTGTAACATCTGTTAATACACCTAGTCAAAAGACAGAGTTGCTAAATGACGTTACGATTTGGGCTAAAAATGTTATCAATTCTTCAAAAGAAGTAGCACTTGTATCCAGTGAGCTAGCAGAGCAACGCTCAAAGATTTGTCTTAACTGCAAACAAAACGTCCAATGGAAAAGCGGTTGTGGTGCTTGCGTAAAGGCAACGGAAAGATTAAGTGCAAGCATTAGACAAGCAAAAGAGACAAAGACATCCAAGGCACTGGGTGGTTGTTTGCTTCTTCGTCACGACAACAAATCAGCAGTTTTCATGTCCAGAGACAGCATTTCCCCGTCAGACAATTTGCCAGTAGATTGCTGGCTAAATCTCAAATAATATGGCAGATACAACCAAACCAATTCCAGCAGAAATTACAAACATCTACGCATCGAAAGCTGCGCGGATTATGAAAAACTCTGACAAGCAGAGGATTTCTGAATTGGAAATCGTTGATGGAAATGACACTGGTGACGTTGTAAATCCTGACACATTGCAGGTTAAACGGACTTTTAAAGACTGCCAGCAAGCGCATTCTGCATATCGACGCTTAAAACAACAGAATGTTGAGCGCAATCGCAAAAACCAATTGATTCAAAAGAAGCTAAATAATGAACCTCCGTATAGTGCAAAAAAATTGGAAAGCATGGGTCAGAATTGGCGCAGTAATCGCCCAACTGGGTTTTTGTCTACGATGGTTAGCCGTTTACAACCACCATTTAAACAAGTAATCGAGCAATCACCAACACTTACCTATTCCAAGTTTCCAATGGAGGGTGTTAGCGAGGAGCAAAAGACAAAAGTGTTCCGTGAAGAGATCACCAAATGCATCAGAGGATGGAAAGGTCACGATGATCTAGTTGCACAGGTTACGCATGAGAATACCACATTTGGTTTTTGTGGAGTATGTTGGGATGACGTTCGTGATTGGAAACCTGAGTTCCTTCGTCAAGATTATACTTTCTTCAGCATCGAGACTCCACAAGAAGCCGATTCAACCCCGATTTGGGGAAGGAAGCGTCGATACCAGATTGCGGAATTGCTTCCAGTGCTGGAACAACCGAGACTTTCTGTGCTTGCAGGTTGGAATATCAACAATCTGATTAAGGCAATCAATAACGCAACACCAGCGGGACGAACACTTGATTCCGACGATGACGCTCGACGTTACGAAGACTGGATGCGCGAAGGATCCTATGGAGCAAGCTACGAGAATGACGCGAAATATGTTGAACTTGGTGAGTTGTTGATTCGTGAACCCACTGGTAAAATTTCGCGTTATCTTTTCGATGACAAAAGCGGAGACGAAATCTGCACACAACTTGATCGGTACAACAGAATGTCGGACACAATTGCGCTATTCTCTGTTGAGATTGGTAGTGGTGCATTGATGTCCAGCCGTGGTGCAGGACGCGATCTATACAACACGCATATTGCTATCGACAAAGCGAGAAATCTCATTGTCGATAACTCATATTTGCGCGGGATGCTATTACTTAAGAAAGGCCCAACCGCTAAAACAGGCATTCCTCCGCTTCAAGTAATGCATCCCGTAGCATATGTGGCAGAAGGATATGACGTAGTTCAGTCCGCAATCCCTGCTGACGTTGAAGATTTCATTAAATTGGATCAATTCATGTCTGGATTAGCTGAGATTCAGATGGGAACATTCCTTCCATCATCCGTTATGAACATCACGGGTGGAGATAAGACCGCATCCGAGGTAAACCGCATTGCTGCCGTTGAAAATCAGATCCGCGAAGGCATTTTAATGCGATGGGTTAAACAATATTCCAAGGCAGTCGAACGTATGCAACGTGGAATCTGTCATCCTGAGCATATTAAAGCTGCATCTGAGCTAAAAACACAGATTGATTTCGCTCGTCTTCAGAATCCTAACGCAATGTGGGCAAGAAAAGAGGTTGTAGAGGCATTTGAACAGGCACAATCTGAGATTCCATCGTTCCTAGTGCCATTTGAGATCCCTAGACACCTCGATGAAGAGGCAGTTTCGTGCGTTTTAGCCATGTTGGAGCGTAATTTACCTCCTAGCGACATTTTGCTGATGGCATTCTCTCCAGCAGAGGAACTTCTTCCACAAACCGAGGGTCAGGACGCTGCAATTCTTGATCTTCTGATCCAACGCTACACTGGAAACCCAAATATCAACCAAGATGAGCTAATGAAGCTTGATTGGAGTCGAAAAGTGGGTGAATCTATCGCTAACCAAGTCATCCTTCCGAAAGATCAGGTTGAGGCAGTGGCAATTGAGGCTACACGCGCACAGATTATCGAGCTTCAGAGCATTATCTCAGGTGAGGACATTCCAGTCTCTCCACGGGACAATGATATTGTTCATATCCAGACAATCATGGAGAAGCTATTCCCGCTCATTGCATCTGCTCCAGCAGGGTCTATGCCTCCAGAGATGCTTAAACCCCTACAATCGGCAGTACAGCACTTTATTGGTCACGTTCAGAACGCTGAAGCGAAGGGTGCAGATAAGAAGCAGATTGCCGAATACAAAAAGGCAGTTTCTGAAGCTATTACTCATCTTACAGCAGGACAAGCACCAATTTCAGAAGGTGATTTATTTCCAGCAGCAGCAGGTGGTGGTGGTGGAGGAGGTGGACGTAGACCATCGACTGCACAGGCCACCGCAATGGGAGAAGCAGTTGGAACACAAAATCCCTCACAAAATAACGCAGTCAACCAAGTTGCTGCACCACCTAAACCAGTAACAGCAGGATAATAATATTATGCCAGACCGAGCCAAAATGATTAGCCAACTTGCTTCCAAAGCAAAAATGGATCCATCGTCCGCAGTAAAAGAAAAAGACGTTAAACTTATGAAAAAAGTTGAACCTCTTCCAACTCCTAAAGACAAAGAAGCGGAAGTTGAAGACTTGCTTTCCGAATCCGAAATGGAAATGGAAAAGAAAGCAGAATATGCATCAAAAGAAAAGGCAAATTATGATCGCATTAAAAAACAAGGCATGAGCGACCAAGGCATTGTAAATTTGGATCAACTTGCTGCCGCTGGCAAAAAGGCTTACCGCAAGGTTAAATCCAAAGTTAAGTCGATGATGGAATAAAATATATTAATAAATAAATATGAAATGGGAAGAATCTGACGCATCACGTCTTCGTGACTACGACAAAAAAACAGGAAGTCGATTGCGTTTATATTTACGTAGTCGAATTCCTTTCATAACGGAATGTTCCGTCGAAGGAGTTGCAATGCAAGCCATGTTGAAGCAAGGTTTTGAGATGGCATTGCGAGAAATTGAAGATTGCGTAAACTCTTCAAATGATAACGCTGATCCCAGCGCAGGAAACTTCACGTCTATGTGACGGAAAAAGTACCTAGTATTTACGTCAAAACTATATGGCAGAAATCAAACCAAGGTTCAGCAAAACAATCACCAACAAAGCAACTGGTCGAACGAGGACAGTTGAATACGGGCAAGCTGGAAAAGCCAAGGATGGAAAGGATCGTATTCGACCCGGCACATCGAAAGGTGACGCATATTGCGCCAGAAGCGCAAACATTAAAGGTGATTGGAAAGATGATTCCAATAGCCCAAACCAGTTAAGCAGAAAAAAATGGCGTTGCAAAGGTGAAAAGTCTATGAGATAATAATTTCATGGTTGAATTACAGAAATCTTATATTGTAGAAGGGCCAATAAAAGAAGGCAAAAGAACATTCTATATGTGCAAATGCCCATCATGTGGAGATATTAGAAAAGTAAGAAATGACTCTATACACAGAATTAAAAGTTGTCACCCATGCCATCACAAAACCACTAGGCCACCAAAACCTAATGGTGATTTTGAATGGTGCAATAAATGTAAGCAATGGAAAACATTTGGTGATTTTTGCTTTAGGAGTGATGGAAAAGTAAGATCATGCAAAGAATGCGAAAATAATTACAGATTGCAAAATTTACAAAGAATTAATGAATATGCAAAAAAATACAGAAAAAACAATATTCAGAAGTCTTTGTTTTACTCCGCTAAATTTAGAGCTAAAGAAAACAATCTTAATTTTGACATTGAATTAGGGGATATCATTATTCCAGATAAATGTTCAGTTCTTGGAATTGAAATCTCAACATCAAAAGAAAAAAACAATAGTCCGTCTTTAGATAAAATCATACCATCACTTGGCTACACTAAAGGAAATGTAAGGGTAATTTCTTGGAGGGCAAATTGGATTAAAAATAATATGACATCAGAGGAAGTGGAAAAATTGTACCATGACTCACGCAAAAAATGGAAGTGCCGTGGAGAGAAGTCAATGAAGTAAATTAACAACTAATTAATAAATCTATGGAAAACGAAAACGAAAAAGCAGAATCCAGTGTTACTGGATACGGAAACCCATCATTGGATGCAGATCCGATTGATGAATCAACTGAATCGCAAATTGATGCATTGCTTGACGATGCATTGAGTGGAGTTGAGCCAGTGTTTGCAGAAGAACCTGAATCAAGCGAAACGGAGGAAATTGAACCAATCGAGGAAACGCGAGAGGTTGCTGAATCTACGGAACATTCTGATACTCCAGAAGCACCTTTAACTCCAGAGGTCGAACTGGATCCAGAAATTGCGTCAATCGAGCAACCCCGCAATCTCTCTGAGGTTAATCGCTCCAACTGGAGAAAGTTGCAAGAGACAGCATCCACATACAAGAAGCAAGCCGAGGAAACAGAGCAACTGCGGCAACGTGTTGTGGAGATGGAATCACGGCAGCAGGAATTCAAAGCACCTGATGACTACGACGAGTTGAAAAAATTCCGTGCAATCTTCGACATCAAGAATGATCCAGAATTCCAATCGAAATACAATCAGCCAATTCAGTCTGCTAAAGAGAACATCTACAATATCCTCCGTAAAAACGGAGCGAGTGAAGATGTGATTGAATCTATTGAAAAAGCAGGTGGGCCTGATGCAGTTGATCAAGGTTGGTGGAAAAACAACGCAATTGACAAGTTGCCACTTACTGATTCGGAACGTCTTAAACGCAACCTTGTTGATGTTGTTGACCTAAAAGAGAAGCAAGAACAAGAAATTGAAAATGCCGCTCAAAATGCGGAGCAGATTCTTGAGCAAAGGGAGCAAGAGAAGGGTAAGTGGTATCACCAAGAGGTGGAGCAGATCGATAGACACATCGATGACCTAACAAAAGAGTTGCCGTGGGCTAGGTATGCAGAAGCACCGAAAGATGCAACTCCAGAAAAGCTACAACAGGTTCAAAGGCACAACGCGCAGGTGCAATCCCTTGCTGAGAAGTTTAACTCTGCCCTGTGGCCCACCAACGCGCAAGAACGGGCTAATGTTGCAGCGGCAGCAGTGTTCTCTCACGTCCTAACGGAGCAACTGCGGGTTGAGCAAGAGGGAAAATCAAAATACATGGCAGAGCTAAAAGCACTGCGTGAGGAGAACAATAATCTCAAGGGTGCAGGTAAGATGCCAAAACAGACCATCACTGGTCAGCATAGTATCAAATCCAGCCTCAATGACAGATTGAAGATGAATTCTATGGATGCCATTGATCTTGGGCTTGATGAAGCACTAGGTGGTTAAAGTATACTAAAGTTATACAGTTATACACAAAAGCATATATAACTTAATATAGTTAAAGCCACATTATATCTATGGAACCAAAAGTTTCACCTGACGAGCGCATCACAATGAATGCATTGGATTCTTTCGATCCATTTGCAAGACAAGGACAAGTTCAGAAACCACAACCACAACCAGAAATAAATAAAGAACAACGAGACTTTTCACATCTCAACGAACCTATGATCAAATTAGACAGAAAACCTAAACGCAGACGTAAACAAGTTCCCAAGGTGCTAGAAAAGATGGAATTACCAACTCCAGAAGAAATTAAACAACCGATTATCGAAGATGTTGCCGAAAAAGTACAGTTTAATGATACTCTACAGTCAAATATTGTAGAATCCCGAACCAATGAGGGGTTGCCATCGTATCGTGCAGAGTTTGCAGGAAGGGACATTTTCGTTGGTTTTTCGGCTAATAAAGCTACAAATCCCATCACTACGCTCGCTTTAATCAACATTGCGCTTGATTTCGGACGGGATAAGATCCGATTTGACGTTTCTAGCGACGAAAATAATTTTTATAAGTCAAGAAATGATCTTGCGGAGAAATTCCTAGCCACGGACTCAAAATGGTTGCTGTTGTTGGACAATAATATCATCCCATCCATCGGTAGACCGCAGTGGGCAAAGGCAACAATTGGTGCTGCTCGAAATATCCACGATTCGCACCTCCAGAAGCACATTGTGCATCGTTTAATTGGCGCAGGGAAGTCTCTTGTTGGTGCAGCGTACTTTGCTAACTTGGATGACGCTTCAATCGACTGTTCAAAGTCAGATTTGGGTAAAAAAGCACGGGTCTGCACGGATTCCGTTGAGGCAGTTGACTGGGTGGGTAGTGGATGCCTGTTAATCCATCGTCGGGTGTTTCAGGATATCAAGAAAAAGTTCCCTGATATCAAACATGGAGCATTTTACCCTGACGATATTTCATTCTGCAAAAAGGCAATGGAAGCAGGGCATCAACCGCACATTGATTTGGGTGTTCCAGTATTCAACGTAGGAATTAAGGCATACTAATGAAACCAAAAATCTATTCATATTACGAGAGTGTGCAACTGCGTCCACAGGACGAACAGTTTGCTTGTGCAAACGTGTGGAAATCGACTTGGGAAGCTCAAGGATGGGAACCAGTGATGCTGAATAGGTCACACGCGCAAGGATCCCCTCTCCACCTCAAGCTAATGACGAAATTAACTCGACTCGCTCCAGTTCTCCCCAACGAGTTGCAAAATAATTTTGCTTTCATTTGCGCTCGTTTTTCGCGTTGGTGTGCGCTTCATGCTGCTGGTGGTGGATGGATGAGTGATTATGATGTTGCTAATATTTCATTCACTCCGCAACTCGCTGAAGAGGTTGAAAAGACTGGATCATTACTTCTTTTGTCTGGGAAACCATCATATATCTTCCATACAACTAAAGAAATGTGCGCTCACGTCATAAACACAATACTTTCCAATGATCTTCATGTGGGTGGAGTGTTAAAAAATGATGATGCTATTTTTAACGAATCTGGGAAGCTGGATAAAATCGAAGCGAATTTAATTCACGCAAAACTAGAGAATAATATTCCGAAATCTCAGTACCTAAAAAATATTTTAAATATTATTTGACAATGTTTTTATAATAACGTAAAAGGGAATCAACTCGACGTGCCAGATTCGTTATTCTGGTGACTCTGTAGAAGTCAAAAAATCTGCAATCAGGCCGAATAAAGCCCAACGTGCCGGGGCAACAAAAACAAGAAACAAATCGTCAAGAACCGATAGCGGATCTTTTCGTCTTGAATGTTGCCCGAAAGATTTTCTTGAGGGAGTTCAAGCAGAACAACCAAACCAAACAAACAATTAATTAGAAAACTAAAATTATGGCAGCAGAATGTATCTCACTAGCCGCGATTCAAAACTTTGCAAGCAAAGACGTAAATCGCATCATCGGACAAATCGGACGAGTTCTCGCCCGCAAGTCCCCTTATATCAACTCCATCGATGGTGGAACGCTTCCTAACGTCTCTGACGTTGTTCGTAGCGTTGTCGAAGAAATGGCAGTCCCTGCCGCTTCTCTCGCTGCTCCTACCTTCGTTAACGACACCACCCTCTGCGGTGTTGGAGCAACCCCTGACGTTGTTGGCTCGACTGAGTATCAGTTCCAACTCCAGACCCTTCGTGGTGCTGGCCCACGTGTTTGCGTAAAGCAAGCCCGTACCGCATTCAAAGGTTCTTACCTCCAAGCTCAAGTATCGCTTGAAAAGACGATTCTCCAGCTTATCAACGCTGATATTCGTTATCAATACTTGATTCAGTCTGGTATTAAGTATGTAGTGGATTCCACTGCTACTTTCTCTGCTAACTTGACTGGTGATATGCAGCAAATCAACACCCTGTTTGCAGCTAAGGTTCCTGACGCTCCCATGAACTTCAAGACCCTCTACAAACTCGGCACGTTCCTGCGGGAAGAGATGCTTGCTGAACCATTCGCTACCTCTGAGGGTGAATTCTTCCAAGTTATCGCTAGCGCAGACCAGATCGAGAATTTCCGCAACGATGCGGACGTTAAGGAAGATTTGATCGGTCTTACGACTGGTTCGTTCAAACTTGGTGAGACTGCAATCAGCGGTTACTCCTTCCAAGGTTATCGTGGTTTCGCATTCGGTATTGATCAACAACCCCTTCGCGCAACCGCGAATGTCGCTGGTGTTCTTACCCTTGTTAACCCAATCGTCAGCACTGCCGTAACGAATGGTTTCGCGCAACGCCGTAACCCAGCATGGGTTGCTGCCGATTACGAAGTCATGTTTGTGATCGCTGGCAATGCGTTCAAGCGTCTCGTACCCGAAAGCTACGTTGGAGAAGGAACATTCCGTTTCGCTCCTCAGTTGGCTATGGGTGAACTGGAGTGGACATACTTCCGCGACAACGATTGTAACTTGTATGGTGACTTCGGTCAGCACATCTATCAAATCCAACGCGCTATTCAGCCAATCCGCCCACAGAATGTTGTGGCGATTGTCTACAAGCGTTGCCAAGATAATGTGAATCCAGCACCTTGCGTCTAAGTTAGATTGATATCGGTGGCAGAGTTAATAACTTGACTCTGCCACCTCACCAGTTTAACATTCACACATATGGACGATATCCCTTCAATTCTCGACACAGCAAAATTCCGTCATTTGGTGCTTGATGGGGTTTCTAATATCGCTAACTCTATTCAAGGATTTCAAATCCCAGAATACGATTCACTCGCATTGACTTACTATGGTTCGACAAACAATATCGCAACTGTAGCTTACAGCAAAGAATCAGTTGTTGTTGCAACATTAACATTGACATATTCCGTGCAGCCTCCTACTGTAAATGACGCAAATTTAGTAATGGTGAGCATAGCATAATATGGCAGTTAGATTCAATCCATTTACTGGCAGTCTAGACTTTAGTCCTAGCTCTTCGCTTACAATTAGTGAGGATGGAGCACTTCCTAATGGAAATCAAGTTGCTCAAATCCAAAGTGGTGAACTTACAAATGTAGCTGAAATTGATGCTGGAGAATATAGTCCAGCACCTTAAAACTTTCTGAATAACCAGAAAAACCAAAAAACAAAACAAAACAAAAAAACAATAAAAAACTATGGCAAATCCAATCCTTCGCATTAAACGTGGTTCATCGACCCCAGCAAGTCTGTCTTCTGGTGAGTTGGCAATGGATCTATCAAATCTCAGCCTTTTCGTAGGCCAAGCTGACGGAACTCCACTCGCTATTGGCGGTTCTGGCACGTTCGCTACCAAATCATATGCTGATGCCGCTGTTTCTGCTGCAAACTCGACTCTTACTGCCGCTATTGCCGCAGAAGAAGCCGCTCGTATTGCCGCTGACGGCACATTGACATCGGCAGTTTCAGCAGAGGTTTCCCGGGCTACTGCCGCTGAAGGTGTTATCGCTTCCGACCTCGCTACTGAGACAAGCAACCGCACCAGTGGTGATTCGGCCCTCGATGGCAAAATCACAACTGAGAAAAACCGCATCGACGCAATTCTTTCTGCCGCTGACGCAGACAAGGATAGCTTTGCTGAAATCGTTTCCTTAATCAATTCTGTTGATACTGCTAACGACTCTGCCTTCGCTGGTTATGTCATTAGCAATGACGCTGCTTTGGCCGCAGAAGTTTCTGCTCGTCAATCGGCTGATTCGGCTCTCGATTCGCGCGTAACTGCTCTCGAAACCACCATTGATGGTGGAACTTACTAGTCCCTAAACTAAAGTCCTCTAGGGGGATCAAAACCCCTAGAGGCATCCCATTCTATAATGGCTAATCCAATCATAGTCCCTAAAAAAAGCACAATTGCTGCACGGGTTCCTGCAAACGCAGACCTTGCATCTGGTGAGATTTGCATAAATCACGCCGATAAAAAACTTTACGCCAAGCATCCATCTACGGGTGCAATCCAAGAAATTGGTGGTATGTCTGTGCATTCGCACGACGAAATTTATTCTCCTGATAGCAGTCAGGTTTTAGAACTGCAAAACAACAGCAACCTCACCATAACGGCAGGAGGTGCTACAAAGACTTTTACGCTTCCTAGTGCATCTGGGACGCTTGCAACATTAGGTGACATTACTGGAAGTGTTGCTGGAGTCACTTCAGTTAATACTCGCACGGGTGCGGTGACGATTGATAAAACAGATGTTGGTCTTGGCAATGCGGACAACACCTCGGATGCCAATAAACCAATTTCAACTGCTACACAGACTGCTTTAAACGGCAAGATTGGTAGCAACATAAGTGGAGCAACAGGAGCAACAGCATTGACAAACATGATGCAAATCACTTTGGCAGGGTATAACGCTCTTGGGGCTGGCATTAACGCAAACACAGTTTACATAATTGTAGGATGATTTTAACTAATTCCAGTGCGGCAAATGTAGGCGCAAGCAATGTAACTGCAATTGCATCTGCAACGGCATCTTTCCGTCAACTCATGTGCTATTTAAGCACGACTATCTCCACCGCATTGACAGGCACAAGAGGGCTAATTAAAAACGGGGTTGGTCAATTAACTCTATCTGGCACTTGCAATTATACAGGGCCAACGCAAATTAACGC